AATCCAGGCTGAATAGCTCGATAGGACGCATGCCAGTATAGAACAGGATAGTCATCACGATCGCATTAGCGGGCGACATGGCGAGGACGAACTTAGAGGCGTGTTCGTATGCCACGGGCTTATTGCCAGCACGGGTGGCCGCCAGAACGGCTACGTTCGTCCCCTTCGGCTTCTTGGGCCGCTTCCACTTGCGATAATCCGCCCACTCGTTACCGCAGGCGTGGTTCCACACAGCAACGAACGGCGTGTAGAACTGGCGGTTACGTGTTTCTGGCCGGGCCGTTGGGTATGCGTCGGCTGCGGCGCGATCTAGGTCTGATTGGGTGATCTTCTTAAGCGGACTGGATTCGAATTTGAGAAACGGCCCTACAGGTTCTTGCGTCTTTGCGCTTGCCAGGAACCTGTGCTTGCCGCCAGACGACAGGTAAGAAATCGCGGCCTCACCAAACGTAACGAATGGTTTCTTTCCGTGGACGGATTCGCCAAGCAGGCGCTCCTCAAGTTTTATGCGCTGCGCTTCTGCAATATCTCGGCGAGTTGTTCTCGTAGATTCGAAGACGGGCGCGCCTTCCGCGTCCGTCCCGCGGATGTACCAGTTTCCTTTAGGGCTTCTGCGGTAGAGGTAGAGTCGCATCGCATGCCGTTCCAAATCGCCAAAATGTCACTATCCGAAAAGAGATAGACCCTACCATTCTTGGCGTAGAATGGGAGCCTCTTAATCGTGTCCTGAAGGGCGCGTCGGCTCATGTGCAACTTGGCCGCCGCCTCGTTCAGGCTGTATACATTACCCAGAGGCGACGCATTGTCGTTCGCCCCCCCGTTATCATTCGCTGCCGTCCTACTCATTCCTGGTCTCGGGGCTGGTGGGGCGAGGCTTTGGCGGATTGCAGTGATCGCAGCGGTGCGAGCAATACGGGCAATCGGGATCGTCCTGCTCAAGGCAACAGCCATCAATGCACGTTCCGGCCACGCGGCCTTCGCCTCCGCAATACGGGCATTCGTCGTCATCATCGAAGTCGTCATGATAATGATCGTGCGGATCAGTCATCGTCACTCACCCCGGTCTTAGGAGGGGTGGGGAGGGGCATGAAGTGGGTGGGATTTACAGTTTCGAATGCAGGTGAACGCCAACGGCTCGCGTCACCGTCAAAATACCCCTCGCATACGAAACGCCAGTCGCTTGCGAGGTCAGGGGCGTACAGCAGCACGTCACGCCAAGACTTCGGCGCTTCCTCAATCGGCCGCCACATCTCTGCCAGCGCGGCGGTGAGGGCTGCGCGCACAGCCTCTTTGATTTGCGCGTCAGTAACATCGAGTTTTGTCGTGCCGACAAGATTGCGGAGCGCGCATCTCGCTTTCTCCACCATCTCATCCGTCACTTGAGGGTTAGCTGGCATCGGAGGCTCCGTTGTCGATTACAAGATCCAGGTGAGGCCGACGATTGGTCTTGTCGAACGCAGCCTGCAATGCGCCTTCAAGGCATTCAGGAATATTGCAACAGTTTACTCGTAGCCACGCCACACCGAGTTCCTTTGATGCTGATGTAACGATCTCAAGGAACCGCAAAATTGCTTCTCGGCTTTGATCATCCGAATTATTATCAGGCATCATAAAGGTGGCAGACATTTCCAGCCCAGTGGGCGGCTTTGGCTGCCTGCTCTTAAATTTCATAGACGCTTTTGCCCCGGTTTTAGCTTGCCGCCGACTAGGCCAAGCTTTCTTACTCGTGCATAAACCGCGCTTGCAGAGCGTTTATGAAGGCCCAACTTTTCGAGTTCATCTAAACAACCGTCCAATCCACCTTTATGATATTTTTTAACAAGGATATTGTCCTCAGCCTTTTCCCAAATAACTATTGAGCCGAATTTAGTTGCCATCGCTAAGCTCCAAACTCCGTAGAAAATTCACACCCTTTGTCGTAATCATCCACTCGTGGCGCTCAAAAGGCGCGCTCGCTTTGAATTTGTATTGCAGTGTTGAACTATTGGAGTCCACGTAAACGGCCTTCAGCAGAAACTCCGTATGCCTTCCAACCAAGCCACGCCGTCGGAGCGCCTCGCCAGTGCTGAATCGTATTGAATATGAATATCCACTAGACTGAGATATTTTCTTCAGCGCATCCAGCATTTGATCGGAAAGTATTATGGGTGCTGACGCCATGGAGCCCGTCTCGGTTGCCATCCTCTTACTCCTTCCCTGCATTGAGAAAGCGACGGGCGGCGATGGTAGGATTCAAGACAAACCATTCGTCGCCGGGTTCGCAATCGAACTCGCTTTCGCCGTGAGTTTCTGGGTCGTATTTGGTTTTTGTGAGCAAGCCTAACTCTTGGGCCTTCTCTTGCACTGCTAAGCCATCAAGATCGCAGCCTTGCCATGGTCCATCAACCATCGCCCAACTAACGAAAGCAAATGCGCGGCTTGCCATATCCCGCTCCGCATCCGCCTCGCTCAGGGCCTTGGATAGGGATTCGATGAGGGTGGCGGCTTCAAGTCGCAATTCCATTATCGATTGAAGCTTCCCACGAATGCCTGGATTGCGAAGTCTCTCCACCACCCCGGCTACGTCTTGGTGCGCTGTCTCAGCCATCACTTCTCCTTGGACTGTTGTGCGAGCGCGGCGCGACCGGCTGGGGTGATGTGCAAAATCCAATCATCAAGGTTCTTGTACGAGCGATGATCGGTTCGTTCCCATTTCACAAGTTCGTCGGCCTGCATCCGAGACGCAAGCGACCGATCCCGATGAGCAATTAGTTCGCCGCGTAGCGACCCGCCCGCACCAACTAGCGCAGACAAGATGAAAATCTTTCGGTCTGTCAGCTTCACTTCGCGCCTCCAGACTTGAGGGCGCGGATGGCGGATGCGATTTCTCGTGCAGCCATGCCGCAGAGTGTTGCGGATTCACTTGCGGCTGATTTTCTGAAAATTCCTAAATCATCTGTCAGGTCAGAGAATTCGCTCATAGCTTGGTCAGCAATCTTCGCCGCTTCCTCCAGCACCTCATCCCTAGATGAGCCGGGGAGGGATAGGATGGCGTCGGCAAACCCTAGCCATTTGCGTTGCGTGGATTTGGATTGCTCCAAAAATTTCTCGGCATCACGCGCACGTTTGGCCGCTGGTATACCGCTTACTTCATGTCGCCATAATGCTTCCGCGATAACTTCCCTTCGCTCTACCGGGGCGGTGGATGACGGGCGGGTGAGAGAGCGGATTTTAGATGTGACGTGATTGGCTAACGTTGTGTTGCCATCCTCAGTAATGCACACAGCAGTGATCGCAGTGAAGGCTTCCTGCGCCGCAGCTTCTATCCCGGCGTTGAAGGTCATGGGCGATCTCCTGCGTGAACGTAGACTGGGAACGCTCCAGGATCGCCTTTGATGCAGACAGCAAGGGCTTCGTATTCGTCGGTTCCAGAAATATCGCGCAGATACGCAACCGGCGCGCTGGCTTCCTGTGATGGCGGGTCTGAGGGGAAGGCCATTCCAAGTTCTGGATTGCGATTCTTAAAGCCACGCATTTCACGCGCGATCTTGAATGCCTTCAACGGCTTGTCGCTGTCAGGCTCGTAGCGCAACCGATCTCGTGCCCATTGCTCGACAAGCTCGGGTGCTTGCGGGTCGCGACCGAGCAAAACGAAAGAAGGTTCGCCATCAGTCGGAATGCAGCATTCCGTCCCGCCGCCTTGGGCTGCGGATTGGATGGAGTATGCCGACTTGCTACTCTCGATGTGTTTGAGAGCCGTCTTAGTCGAGCGACCGTCGGCCATCATCAGGCATTCGGGGCCGTCCTGAAAATCAGGGCCATCATGCGACAGGGTGACAACTGAGATAAAAGCGCTCGGTCTAGCCTCCATAAATTCACGAAGGACCGTTGCTCTAGTGTGTGAGTGGAAGGGGCCTTTGCGCTCCGGCACACAATTAGGCTCGCGCAGTTCTAGCCAGAACCTTCCTTCCGATTCCCGCCCCACGTCTGCCTCGCTGACTGCGGGGGCCTTAGCTGCCGGAGCGGTGAGGGCGGCACCTGACGCGATCTCAGCAACTCGTGCACCAAGGGCCTGAGCGGATGGCCGCTTTCCTTCTGGACATTCCAGCCACACGCGGACTGCTGATGCTATCTGTGCCCCTACCGTGATATCAGTCACAGCGGATCGCCTGTCTCCAACTTTGAACAGCGCCTCGTAATCGCCGTCGAGTTGTTCGGCTTCCGCGCGGGCTTCGCCTTCGTCCATGAAAAGCCGCCACTGGTCCGGGCCGTTCTCGGGCGCGCGGCGAACAGCAAAGGCAAAAGGACGCTTTGGCAGATCATCACCACCAGCTGCCGGTGCAGCCGCGTCGAGATTGGAGAGGGCATCCTTCGCGAATTGTGCAAATGCAAGGGCGCTCTCTAAAAGCCTTTCAGTACTGTCGTAGCTTAATCCCGGCGTACCGGGCTTATGTTCCAGAACACGATCAATATTCTCCAACGCTTCCCTCACATCCCGCGGGCTGGTAGTCGCAGAGAGGCGGAGATAGGCGGCGAATCCGGCCTTGTTGTCCCAAAGGACGCGCTCAAGCTGTTTTGAAAATTCAGCCTTATCATTCGTATCGGCGGCATGGAGAAAGGCATTAAGCGCGCCATCCAATTCATCAGCCAGCGCCAGCATCTCGTTCGTCGGGGCGGTTGTCATGCTCCACCTCCGGCCTGAGCCTCGCGGAAACGGGTGAGGGCGTCCATTGCCTCTCGGTAGCCAGCCCTTGGATCAGCGCCGTTCACAAGCCCGACGCCGCCCATGAGATTGAAACGCGCTGCTGCCGTCTCCAACGCCTTCACCAACTCCGCTACGGAATCGGCGCGGTAGTATGGCGTTGACCGTATCGGAAGCGATGATGCGAGCAGCGCAATGTCGTCAGCGCCAACTCCTACGCGCTCAGCCCAAATCTTTCCCGGCAGTTCTGTATGCCCCTTCGTATGCTCCCCGGAAGTCATGATGAGGCTCCTACAGTGCGGGATACAGAAGGAGCGCCTGCGATCTTAAGCAGGTGACGCGGCTCGTAACGATATCTGTATCCAAGGTAGGGCGCGACTGGCTTGCCGCCCTCAATCAAGAACTGGACTTCTGCCGTAAAGTCGCCATCCCTGTGAATGCGACGAACCATGGCACGATACGTGCGCCCGTTTGCACTAAGTAAAACAGTATCGCCACGTTTCACGGTCCGTGCGCCTTCTGCTGCTTTGCTCACGATCCCACCTCCACAGAAGTGCGGAAGGACTGTGGCGGAGCCTGACGAGGGAGGCGTTTCTCAGGCGGCAAATCGCGGCGCTGCTGCCACTGGAGCAGGAGAATGTCGGCGTGCTGTTGTGAGGACATTACGCGACCTCCGCATGCACTGGCAACAACGCCTCAGCCTCTTGCCACGCTCCTTCAAGCGCATCCTCAACCGCGCGCAGACCAATCTTGTCCGCGCGCTTCCGCAGCAGATGTCGCATGGCGTTGTGGGCCTTCAGGCAAAGGCCGGCGTAGCGTGCTTCGTTCTCGTTCACGAAGCCGTCTACCGTGCCATCGAGCGCATACCGCCGCGCGCCGACCTTGAGCATCTGCAGATACTTCGGGCCGAACGTGTAAGCGCGGAGGAAATGCTTTATGTCAGCAGCGCTAAACCCGGTGTTGGCGCCGATCAAATCGTATTTGACGCCGAGAGCGAGCGGGACTTTGTTGCCGCCATTGTAGGCGATGGCCGGGAATATCTCGGCCATGTGTTCGCGCTGTTCGCGATAGAGCGGCCAGCGAATCTGGCGCTGGGTACGAAGGCGATCGTGAGTAAGTGAGGACATGTGAAGTCTCCCCGATGCGATGGGAAGACTGTATAGAAATTGTATAGAAAGGCAAGTCCCAAAGTGTAAATATCTAAAATAATTACACTGGGGCTGCTTACCCCTTGCCGAGACTTACGATTTTCTGGTCTGGCAGGCGCAGTTTCCACGCCTCGGATGCGTGCCGTAGCCTGGCTGCACCGTTAGGGTCGTGCTGATCGGCCCATTCATGAAGGCAGGCGGCAACAATGTTGTCAGAAAGCCGGAATCCTATCGATCCATCCCGCACATATGGATCCAAACCGAGCTGCCGTTGATAGAGAAAGAAAGCTTCTGCATTAAAAGGCCGCCCTTTGAGGCAGGCGATTCCACTTGAAACACCAAGAACGCACATAAACACCCCCAACACATCGACGGTCCGAAGCCGGGGAGTAGAAACAGGTCAGACTTACCTGTCGTCGCGCTTTTGGACCTCGCGGTCTTGGACATGGCACGGCGTCCCCGGCCATAAAACGGCCAAGTGACGCGCTCGCCAGAACGCGACGCCCACGCAAAAAGTGGGTTTTCGACGCAGTATTGCGTCTAAGTCTGATCCGGGTTTCTACACCCAGTGAGACATTGGTATAGAAAATCTTAAGTTGCAAGCGAGAGCTTATGCCAGCGTGAAATTAAGTGAGGGTAAAAGGTCTGATGTTGTATAATTGTTACTCGCAGCAATCCTGCTGCAGGCGGCCGGGTTGCGGCACTAGAAATAACGGTTCTCGCCGCGACGCACTAACGTCAGTACGCGAACCTCGGCGTCAGGCGACTTACCGTTCTTGTAAATAATCGGCTTGTGAATGGGATTGTGCGAGCGCGGCTGAAACTCTGTGCGATCGGCATAGAGCGCAACAGCTTTAATAGACCGCTCAATTAATCCGCCGCGGTTTTGCTCGACCACAACTATCATGTCGTTTTGTAAAGTGCCGCCGGTCTGCTGAAAGTCGATACCGAAAACAATGGTGCCGTCTACAAGTCCCATCTTATTCATTGAATCGCCACGCACCTCCCAAGCCATAGGACGGGCGTTCGGATAAATCTCATCCTGATAATAGGCGACCATCCTCGGCTCAACGTCGTTAGCCAAGTCCGCCTCGCGGAATGAGCCGGCCTCCACAACGCCAAGCACCGGATACTCCACAATACCGGAGCGTGGCAGGCTTATCTCTTGCGGAGGAACATGTGCGAGCGTCGCCTTCTTGCCGTTGGTAGGAGCGGGTTCGCCGAAATACTCAGCACAGATTGCAATGCGCTTTGGCGAGAGTTCGCGCTCGCCATTTATAAATTTGTATAAATAGGTGCCGTTGCTGAAACCAAGTCGCTCGGCGAGTTCTTGCATACGAATCGTTTTCTCGCTCGGCTCGCCTTTCTCAAGGCCCCGGTCCAGCCACTTTCCGTAGTCCATCAAACTCTCCTATACAAAACGCGGTTCCTAATAAGGAACGGAAAGCTCTGGCGCAAGCCCATTTATTCAACAAAAACAAATGTAAACGGGTTTCAGCCAAAAGTATCGTATAAAAATTTCCGGCTTTTACACTTTTGCCGTTGCGAATCTATAATTTTTCTATACTATGATTAATGTCGGAAAATTCAAAAAACACAAGGAATGCCATATGTTTAGGTGGGGAAGTGACACTTCCGCGCGGGCAATTGACCTCGCGTGCGTCCAAGAATTAACCATCGAAGACGTTGCTCGCATTCTGGGCGCATCACTTTCTGCTGTAAAGAAATTTTACAAGGCAAACCGCGGCGAAATAGAGGCCGCGAGGGCAGGTGTCGGCATCTGCGACAAGCTCTTGTTCAAGGTTATGGACCTTTGGGGTGACGGCGTCTCGCAGCCGGACATCGCCGCTGCGACTGGCCTGCCGGCAAGCACCATCCGCCGCCTCATCCTTATCGCGGAGTACGACGAGCGCGCCGAGCAGACCGGGGCCGACGACGAGTTGGCCGCTCTGCAGGCAGCGCACCCCGATAAATTCTACGAAACCGACATCCGAGCATTGAACGAATACGGCGACGGTCGACGTCCCGTGTTCCTGCTCTCGGCCGACTGCGTGATGCCGCTTGCCGAGGAAACGGCTCGCTACAAGGTGCCGCAACCAAACGCGCGCCGACCGATCACGCTGGCCACTTCGCCGCTTTCATTCTGACCATCAGGAGCCACCACGAATGACACCTACTGAACGCGAGATTTACGCCATGCATCTTTTTAACTTGGGTGACGACGTCGTCATCGCTGAGACGAGTGTTGTTGGTCAAATCACTGGAGTTCAGTTCGCTGAAGGTGGGGAAGATTTGTATCGCGTCCTCTACACCGACGCCAACGGCTGCCCGCACGAGTCGTGGTGGCGCTCATCCCTGCTTGAAGCTGCGGATGAAGACGACGGCAACGTAATTTGCTTCGCATGCGCCAAGGCGGCGCGCGAACGCAGCACAATCCATTAAGGGGAAAGAGCATGAGCGCAAATACGAGCAGCGAAGCGAATAGGGATGATGGTTGCGAATGGTACTTCGGCGTGCCTTTCCCGAGCAAGCGGAAGGCGGCGGGGGTGAAGGAGCGGGAGTTGAAGGTTGGGGATCGGGTGCGGGTGGTGAAGGAGGGGTGGGGTGAAGACGGAAGTTACCACTGTGCCAACATCGGTGATACCGATGTGATCGAAAAAATATACGGCGAAAAGATTCGTTGCGCGAAGTGGATTTACTTCCGAAACGAAATCGAACTCCTCCCGCCCACATTCCCATCCGGCACTCGCGTTCGCGTAGTCCGCAACACGAACCGCTATGCCGTTGGCGACACCGGCACGGTAACGCTGTCGAGCGACGAGAGCGTTGGCCTTCGCATGGACGATGGCCGTTACTGGTCGTTCAAGCCGGAAGATTTGGTGGTGGTTGAGTCTGAGGCGATTGCTCATCTTACAATGGACGCAAGCGGATTCGTAACGGGCCTCTCGTTCGCACCCGCCAACGACCCATCCACTCCCTGCATCGTCACGCGCTTGGAGAACGGCCAGCCTCGTCCCTCGTCTTGGCCACATGTCCACCAGTCGGCTGCAGACGCTACGAAGGAAGCCGAGCGGCTGGCCTCGGTAAATCCAGGCAAGCAGTTCGACGTCTATCAGCGCGTCACTGGGCGAGTTGGTGACGTGCAGGTGAGGGAGGTGGCGTGATGCTTTGGCAAGAATGGCCCTTTCCGCGCGCCGAGTTGAATGACGACACAGTCGTTACGACCACTATAGGAAAACTAACTGCGGCACTCGCGGAAGCCTTGAAGGCCGTCAACGTTGTTGACGAGCCGCAATGGAAGCCCGGCGACCGCGCATGCATCGAGGTTGAAGTAACCGGAGTCCACGGTCCGAACGGGGAGCACGTCAATTACGTGATCGCCGGGCTGACTGGAAAAAGGCGCGGCGGCTCTGTCCCTGCAGATATCTTGGAAGGATTTGAAGAATGAACAACATCACCAACCTCAACGCACACCCGCGCACACTGCCGCTCGCCAGTGCGGCAGTCGTAACCCCGTCCCGCGCGCTGCAGGACGGCATGACACCCGCCAGCCTCCGCGCTGTGGCCGACTGGAACGATCGTAAGTCCTACGAGGAGCGCCGCCGCAAGTCACGCGCTCGCCACAAGGGGCAGGCCGCGGCGCTGCGTGTGGTGGCGGATGAGTTGGAGCGCGGCGCGGTAAGGGAGGCTGCGTGATGGCAAGCGTAACCATAGAAGCCGGGTACGCATCGCGCCATTGCAAGGCGCGCTTGGCCGAGATTGAGAAACAATTTGAGGTTGATAAGGCTGCATGGTTCGCGACGCAGCGCACCACGAAGCGGAGGCGCGGAGTCTGGCCGTTTCGATATTATTACTATCCGACCGAAGGTGAACTTGAGCGATCCTTCTGCGGTTCTGATTGCGATGATTGGATCTGGTGGTCGCCTGAGTATGGCTTGCGGCGAAGGACCGCAAGGGAGCGTAGTGCTATGCGCGAAATTATCGAGGCCGCTGAGGTCGCGTTGGAGTCCGCATCGACGGCCGATGGCGACGGCAACATTACGCTATCTGGCGATGAGACCTCGACGTTTCACCGCATAATCTCAACGGCGACGAAAGAGGCCGCCTAATGCACGTCTGGACACAACTTACCTACCTCGCACTTACGTGCGCTGCTCTCGGCGTATCAATCGCAAAATACGGCGAGACGAAAGTCAGCAAGTATGACTGGTCCGACTTTGTTTCTGTCGGACTCATTTTGACGCTGCTTTATTGCGGCGGGTTCTTTGCTCCACTGGGGATTTGATGTGGCCATCAAAAGCTGGATTCAACTCTATTGGTACAAAGCCACTCATCACGTCTTTGGCGGTGATGAGTGGATGATCGTTATCGGTCCAGACGCATGGAACACGGCTTGGGGTGTGACGTGGAATCACGGAGTCCTGCCTCCAAACTCATTCTCCGGTGACCGAAAGCGTTGGCGCGTCGAGTGGCGCATCAACATTCATTTCCCATTCTGGATTACCAGAAAGGTGAGCACATGATGTTCTCAATCCGCAATACTGCAGCCAAGCCAACCTCCACACCATCGCAACTTCCCGCCGCTGGCGGCTACGTTGCGCTCTTTATCACCATCCTCTTGCTGCTGCTCGGTAGTGCAGCCGCATGGATCACCCACGTCATCGTCTGCATCCACCATGCCGCGTGGGTGTTGTTGCTATTCGGCTGTTTCGTGGCGCCGGTCGGCGTGATTCATGGGATTGGTGTTTGGATGGGAGTGTTTTGATGAAGCGATATTTGGTGTTTGCATACCCAGCCTATTACCCCGGAGGTGGCTGGAGTGACTTTCAACGATCGTTCGATTTGGCGCGGGACGCGATCGACTACGCAGATTCCATACTTCACGACAACGATGGCGGAGTTGAAGTTATAGACCTTGAGACCGGTGAGGATGTCTACACTTATCCGCACCGCAGGCAGGGGCCATGACCGCAACCGGCCACCTCGATCCGCTGCACATCATGCTACTAGCCGGCCTTTTGCTGGCGCTGGCACACACGCCGCTGCACTGGCGGTAGTCATCGCGACGCATACTCCAGCGTGAGCGGCCCTTTGCCGCGCGCTATCTTTCATTAGGAACAAAACCTAATGGCGATTTCACTTTCTTCTCTCAAATCCACCAAGAAGCAGGCGCAAGAGCGCGCTCCCATCGTAACAATCTATGGCGTTGACGGCGTTGGCAAGACGACGCTTGCCTCTGAATTCCCGAGCCCGATTTACATCACCACGCAGGGCGAGCGTGCGCCGTCCGACATCGACCTACCGACGCCGGGCGTTGTCTCTGATATCAACGATCTATGGGACATCGTTGGCGAGTTGCTGACAACCAACGATGACGGCACACTCGCACATGACTTCAAGACGGTAATTATCGACAGTCTTGATGGACTTGAGCCTCTGATCTGGAAAGTCACCTGTGCCCGCATCGGCGCAACAGCGATCGATGACAGTAGCGCTGGCTCTGTTGCAGCGTATGGCCGCGGATACCGCGAGGCAGACGTTGAGTGGGGTATTTTCACCGACGCCTTGAACGATCTTGCGGAAGCTGGCCTGAATGTTGTGTTGCTAGCGCATCCCGGCATCGTGACGTTCAACTCGCCCGTTTCAGATCCTTATTCGCGATACGAAATCAAGCTGCACAAGCGCGGCGCGGCCCTCATCAGAGAGAAGTCGGACATTGTCGGGTTCGTCAACTACCGCGTGACTCTGGTCAAGGCCGACCCGAGCAATAAGAAATCGACGCACCATGCCGAAGGCAAGGAGCGTTACATCCACCTGGCCGAGAACGCCGGCTTCGTTGCCAAGTCGCGGTTCCCGACTCCTGAGTCCATTAAGTACGTCAAGGGCAAGGGCTATCTGGAGTTGGCGAAGTATCTGCCGAGTACGCAGGAGTCTGCGACATGACCCACACCGTAACCTGCAGCAGCGCCAGCCTTGCTAAGGCGCTGCTTTCCAACCTAGCGCACGACCGCAAGGGCGTAATGCTTCTGGTGTGCGACGGCAAGACGTTCGGCTGGCCTATGCCGGTTGGCGGATACGACGAAGGGCCGAAGCGCGGAATGGAGGTGGCGTGATGGCTAGCAAACGCTCTAACGCAGTTGACGAGGCAATCCGGCGCTCATGGGCAAAGCTCGCCAAGGCCGCCTTTGAAAAGGCTGTCTCGAAAGTTGGGTTTGATCATCCTAACGAGGCGGAAAGCTACATGACGCGTGTGGAGCGTTGGCTGGACAAGGCCGGTGCGAACGCGACGAGGTGGTATTTTTAACTGCGCCACGCCAGTAGCGCAGTCCTACAAAGCACGATCGGCCCTTTAGCCGAGTGCACCGCTCCAAAGGAGCAACCCGCAAGCCAACGGGAATGTAAATGGCACAACTTGGAACTAGCTTCAAACCAACTGAACACGATACAACTCAAACGGACTATACGAACCTGCCTGATATGATTGCGGACCTGGAAGTGATCCAGTCCGAAATCAAGGAGACTTCGACCAAGAACGGCGATGGCAAGATGTTGATGCTTCGCTACAGCATCATTGAGCCGGAGGACTTCAAGGGTCGCCTCGTGTTCGGCAACATTACGCTTGAGCACGACAAATCCGATACCCAGGAAATTGGACAGAAAACTTTTGCGCGTCTCTGCCGTGCAATGGGTATTCAGGACGAAGTCACCGACAGCGACGAACTGCACTTCAAGTCGTTCCGCGCCAAGATCGGAATGGGTAAGCCGTCGAAGGACAAAAACCCTGATGGCTCTCCTGTATATCCCCCGAAAAACGAGCTGAAAGCTTTCTACTATCCCGACGAAGGCAATATGCCTGACGTGGGCGTGACTGGTCCTATCCCTGCAAAACCCGCCAACGATAACCGTCCTGCAAGCGGCGACGCACGCACGACGCAGAACGGCGGTGCTGCTGCAACTACTGCGGCTGGCGGCAAGAGCCGGCCTTGGGGTCGCAAGTAACGCAACACTACTGGTGCGCATAGCGCACCAGTAGTCCCATCAGCCGGGGCATACACATTGATGAACATTTATCACGTCTACATCATGCGCGACGACCTTGAGAAGTGGATTGCCTTGGCGCTCTACAGCACCGAGCAGGCCGAACTTCTCGGGCAGGCGTTTCCAGACATCACGCGGATTGAGACGTGGAGCGGCGACGTTGTTTACAAATCGAAGCACAAACGGACGGTGCATTGATGGAATTCATCCCATTTCCGAAGATCCCGCGCCTGAAGCGTGGTTGCATCATTACCGAGAAGGTCGATGGCACAAACGCGCAGGTGACTGTGTGGCCGTTGTTGAACCTATCGCTCGACCAAGACGTGCCTGCTTCTGCTACCGCAGTAGCAACGCACGAAGGCCAGTCCTACGCAATCTTCGCAGGATCGCGCAATCGCTGGATCACGCCGGAGAAAGACAACTTCGGCTTCGCCTCATGGGTGAAGCAGAACGCAGACGAGCTTGTCAAACTTGGCGAAGGTTCGCACTTCGGGGAATGGTGGGGGCTTGGCATTCAGCGCGGTTATGGCCTGCATGAGCGCCGGTTCTCGCTGTTCAACACCGGACGATGGAGCGATGCAGCCGTAAGGCCGGCGTGCTGCGGTGTGGTGCCTGTGCTGTACGCGGGCGACTTCACGACCGACACAGTTGACGAGGTTATGGACGTGCTCAAGGGCGCTGGAAGCGTTGCCGTGCCTGGCTTCATGAAGCCAGAGGGCTTGGTGGTCTTCATGACCGCGGCGCGGCACCTCTACAAGGTTCTCGCGGAGAATGATGAGTTGCCGAAGGGCATGCAGGAGGCCGCATGACATCCGCCACCCAACACGACTACAGCCTGCATCCTGTCAACTGGACGTGGGCCATGCACGAGGATGCAACGCCGGAGCAGATGGCCGTCTACAACAAGTGGTGGTGGGCATCGGTGACCGGAACGAACCTTGAGAAGTGGATGGCGGACGAGAAAATCGACGCGGACATCTACGAGCGCGACAAGGAGTGGGTGCATTAGGCGCACCTAACAAATAACCGCTGCACATCGTGCAGCTCTTACACAGGTAAACCATGAACATCTCCATCCAACGCGCCGATCTGGCGCGCATTCTTTCGCTCGCCACCAAGGCAACCGAAAGCCGCAACACCATCCCGATTCTCGCCAACGTGCTGTTGATTGCTGACGGTAGCAATCTGCAGGTTATCGGCACCGACCTTGGCATTGAATACAGCGCGAGCGCGCCATGCTCTGGCGAGCAGGGCAGCACCACGGTTGACGCGCGGCGGCTTGCGGACATTGCCAAGCGGCTGTCTGGCGACACAGTGACGCTTGAATTGAAGGACGGCTCTCTCATCGTCAAATCAGGACGCTCGCGCTTTAGCTTGCCTACATTGGCGGTTGAAGATTTCCCGCGCCTCGATAGTGGCGCGTTCGACGCCGAGTTCAAGCTGGACCTTGCCGGCCTGGTTGCGCCGGTAAAGTTTGCAATGTCGTCTGAACCGACGCGGTATTATCTGTGCGGCGTGTACTTGCATGAAGCGGAAGGCCAGTTGCGAGCGGTAGCGACTGACGGACACCGCTTGTCTCATAACAGCGTGGCGCACCCGCAGCCTAGCGCGCCCGGCGTCATCATCCCATCAAAGACCGTGAACCTTATTCCACACGGCACGATTGATGTTGGCGTGTCCAAGAACAAAGTCCGGCTGGCAACGGCGGACACCGTCATTGTGTCCAAGCTCATTGACGGTACCTTTCCTGATTACAAGCGTGTAATCCCGCAGGGCAACGACAAGCAACTAACCGTCAACCGTAAGGACTTGGCGAGCGCAGTAGGACGCGTTGCGTCCATTGCGTCAGAGCGCAGCCGTGCAGCCAAGTTCTCTGTGGCTGGCGACAACATCGCAATCTCGATGATATCTGACGAGGGTGCCGCTCAAGAGGACGTGCCCGCAACGTACAGCGCGGAGCCGTTGGAGATTGGTTTCAACAGCGCATACGTGGGGGATGTGCTGGGCGCGCTAACTGGCGATGAAATTACGTTGTCGCTCGGTGATCCTGGTTCGCCGGCACTGTTTCGTGGTGCTGGTGAAGGTCAGATCGTTCTTATGCCGATGAGGGTGTAGCCATGGGCACAGCATACGAAGACGAGATGTACTGGACTGCCTGCGAAGAACTGAAGGACGAGGCCGTCACAGCCATCAACCAAATCCACGCTGGCAAGTACGAGGACGCCATCGTGACTCTTGAGCGCGCCTTCCTCCCGGCGTGGGAGGACACCGCGGCGTGCGAGGCTCGGTATCGCGAAGTGATGGGGAGGCCGTGATGGCAAGCGACGATACTGTGTTGGGAGACATCGCCAGAATGGGTGTTGGTGAATTGATCCACACCATGCTCGTCGAGTTTGACCGATCTAAGATTGGCGACAGTGATTGCGAGGGAGCTTTCCTTCAGAGCGAGAAATACTATTGGGCCGCGGAACGGTTGGATGATTTGTTCCGCGCAGAGCGTGCTTGATGTCACCCCTCCCCAAGCCAATCCCGCCAACCATCCGCGCGATCTACGCTTCCTACGAAGCAGATAACGAGCCGCGCGATGGTCGCTCGATATCTGTCTCAACGCTTGCGGACGAGTGCGCGCGGAATCTTTGGTACAATTTCCGCTGGACGACACCGCACGAGCATATCCAGGGCCGCACGCTTCGGCTGTTTGAGACTGGCAACATCGAAGAGGAGCGCTGGATTGCGAACCTTCGGCGGATTGGCTGCGAGGTCGTCGATCGCGATGACCACGGCCGGCAGATCATGGTCGAGGCGTGCGACGGTCATGTACGCGGGTATTTGGACTCCGAAATTCTAGGTCTGCCGGAAGCGCCGAAGACTATCCACGTCGGGGAAATGAAGTCGCATAATCTCAAGAGTTTCACTGCGCTCAAGAAACTCAAGGTGCAGAAGGCTAAGCCGGAGCATTACTGCCAAATCCAGACCTATATGTACCGCCGCAATCGCGAGCGCGGGATCTACCTCGCAGTTTGCAAGGATAACGACGAACTGTACGTCGAGCGGATGGAGTTAGACCTCCCTTACGTCTTGCGCATGCTGGCGCGGGCGCAAGGAATCATCAGTGCGAACGAGCCACCGGTAAAACTGCACGAAGACCCGAACCACAAGATGGCGTTCAAGTGCGGTTGGTGCCGCCATCGCGGAATATGCCATGAGGGCGATACTCCGCGGCGAAATTGCCGCACTTGTTTGTACAGCACGCCAGAGACTGGCGGGTCATGGTCGTGCGCAAAGTGGCACAAGCCGCTGTCAATCGCAGAGCAGGGTGCGGGGTGCGGTAGCCATTTGTATCTGCCGGGTTTGGTTGATGGGCAGCAAGTGGATTGCGATGAGAGCGCTGGAACAGTGACGTATGCCATGCGCGACGGCAGCGTGTGGGTTGATGGTGGCGAGAAGGAGAATGCGGCGTGAAGATTATCTTTGATCTGGACGGCACCATTGCCGATATCGGACATCGCACGCACTTCGTGCGAGGCGGCAATAAGGATTGGGATTCGTTCTTCGCCGCATGTGTTGACGACATCCCCAACTGGCCAGTTGTGCGAGCGCTTGAAGCGCACCGAGGCGCGGGACATACGGTAGAGATTTGGTCCGCGCGTTCGGATATCGTTCGCCTTGAGACGGAGGCATGGTTGGACGAGGTCGCGTGCGTTCCATCTCGCCTTCTAACCCGTATGCGCTCGGTTGGTGACAGCACGCCTGACGTGGTGCTGAAGCGCTACTGGCTCAACCAACTGCACGAGTCAGAGCGGCCAGATATCGTTTACGACGACCGCCAGCGCGTTGTGGATATGTGGCGCGAGGAAGGCGTTGCGTGCTTCCAGGTTGCGGCAAATTGGGAGGCCCCAAAGACAATAGGCGCTGTAGCAGAGCCCCTTCTGACGTTGCTGGTTGGTCCGAGTGGCGCGGGAAAGTCGACTTATGCGCAGCGCTACCAGATCGACTGGGTATTGTCGTCTGACGCTTTGCGCACAGATTATACGGGAAACTTCCGCGACCAGTGCCGTAACGAGGACGTTTTCACCGCACTGCATCGGCTCGCTAAGGCTCGTATGGATTGTGGCCTGCCTGTCGTCATTGACGCAACCAACCTGCGTCGCCGTGACAGGCTGTCTCTGGTTGCTCTGGTTCCTAACCATTCTGACGTTGAGTACGTCGTTATTGATCGTCCCCTGTCTGACAAAATTCGCGACGCCGGTTGGCGCTCAGATGTGCAGATCAAGGGTAAGTCCCTTATTGAAACGCATCACGAAAGGTTCAAGTCGTGCCTCAAGGACATAATGAATGGCGACGGACTTCCGCAGGTGCGCGTGACAGACGAGAGACAAGTCCACAGCACAATTACAGAGGCCGAGTTATTGCGCGGACTTGAGGACATGGGACTCGGAGTAGCAGCATGACATTCCCAACCATCACCCATATTAACGACGTTATGCCGCACCTTGAAGGACGACAGGAGTTTGGCGTCCACCATAAGGACGGCTATTCCGTAATCGATTATCACTATGTTCTGCCAGATAGCTTCGACAGTCCTTATCGCGTGGAGTGCCGCGGCATTAAGTTCGGGGCGGACGGACGCATTATCGCGCGACCATTTCAGAAGTTCTTCAACGTCGGTGAAAAGCCAGACGCCACAGGTGAAAACCTCGACCTATCGCAGTCGCACATTGTCATGGAAAAGATGGACGGCTCCATGATTCACCCGGCCATCGTTGATGGAGAAGTTTGCTTCATGACGCGCATGGGCCGAACCGACGTTGCTCTAAAGGCCGAGCGGCATTTGACGGCAGATGTTGAGCGCGAGTGTCGCGTTGCGCTTGATCAAGGATACACTCCAATCTTTGAGTTTACGGCGCCAGACAATCGCATTGTCATTCAATACGCGGAATCCGGCATCACGTTGCTGGCTATTAGGAACACCATCACCGGAGAGTATACCCATAACGATACTGTCATTCGATCCTCGGAAGCCATGTTTATCCGCGCCGTCCCCATCCACACCGTACCGACAGACGCGCGTGCGTTCCTCGATCATGTCCGCGCCATCAAGGGTATGGAAGGCTTCGTTGTCCGATTTGGTGACGGCTTCATGGTCAAGGCGAAAGGTGAGGATTACGTCCTAAAGCACCGCGCCAAGGAGTCTGTACTGCAGGAGAAGAACGTTCTTGCCCTTATCGTGCGGGACGAACTCGACGACGTTCTGCCGCTGCTAGATACCGTCGACCGCGATAATGTAGAGCGATATCGCGCTGATGTGCTGGCCGGTATTGCGGAAGGCGAAGACATTATCGCACGGGTGGTTGAGGCGGGCAAAGACGAGGACCAAAAGACGTTCGCAACAGTCCTTCTCAAGGACGTCATCCCGCAAGTGCGCTCGCTAGCCTTTCAGGCACGCGCCGGGGCCAATCCGCGTGACGCCATCATTGCGTCAATCGTGAAGGGTTGCGGCTCCGCAACTGGAGTTGACAACGTCCGCACGCTGTTCAACGCGAAGTTCCACGCCAACGACAACACCCCCACTCCAGCGGTGGCAGCATGACCCGCACCCACGCGCACGCTAACGATAATAGGCCACAATGGTTCGACGCCCTCCTGCTCAAGTACATGCCATTCCTGAACAAGAAGTGTTGCGAGCAGGCCAAGGGCGTTGACCGTGACGACCTGACCCAGGAAGCGACAAGATACATCCTGGATTATTGGTACAGGTTCAGAAGCGATGGACAGTTCACGTCGTGGGTTGCTCTCATGGTGAGCGAGGCTCGCAGGGATATGATGTTGCGCCATGACAAGGGCGCCAGAGCGAAAGAGTCCGTTGCCGTGCTGCAATCATACTCGCCAGCTTCGCAGGAGAGCGCGGCCATCCTTTCGGATGCGTCGGATAGGTTAGGCGACGCTGCAACGTTGGCTGCAATGGTCGGTTCGGGATTTAGCCATGCCGAAATTGGCGCAGTTACCGGCGTTAGCGTGTTCACGGTCGAGCGTCGCATCAAGGCTATGCGCGGGTTGCTGGCTGATAACGACAATATGCCAGTTCGAAAGGCTGGTTGAATGCTCGAACTGCGACCATACCAGCGCGAAAGCCTAGATGCATTGTATCGGTACTGGCGCGAAGGCGGCGGTAACGGCTTGATCGTTTTGCCCACTGGCGCGGGCAAGGCGCTTGTCATTGCCAAAATGATTGAGGAGTTGCTGCGCGACTATCCAACCATGAGGATCGTAAACATCACCCATTCTGCACCTCTGGTGGAGCAGAACTTCAGGGAGTTTATAGGCATCAGTCCGTTCGCACCGGCTGGAATCTATTCTGCAAGCCTAGGTCAGCGAGACGCCCGGTCACAGGTTCTGTTTTGCAACATCCAATCCGTTGCCAAGCGTGTTGAGATGCTGGGCGATATGGATCTGGTTCTTGTGGACGAGGCTCATGGCATCGGACGAAAGGCTAATACGCAGTACGGGAAATTCTTTAGGGCGTTCAAGAAGCTGAATCCAGACGGCCGTGTGGCTGGCCTTACCGCTACCGACTATCGTATGGATTCTGGGCGCCTAACCGACGACATGGAAAGCGACACGGAGGTTGATGAAAACGGTACACCTGTGCGGTTTAAGCTGTTCGACGACGTCGTCTATGAAGCCAAGCTAACCGACCTTATAGATGAGGGGTATCTCACGCGCCTCGTCAGCCACAAGACAACGTCTAAGATCGACCTAAAGGGAGTCGGAACGCGAGGGGGGGAGTACATTCCCGGCCAGTTATCAGACGCTGCGGAACGCATCATTCGCGATGCCGTGGCCGAGGATATGGCAATGTCAGTCGGGCGGCGTGCCGGTCTGTTCTTTAGCGTTAGCCAAGCCAACGCGGCTCTTATACGAGATGAAATTCGACGCCATGGAAGAACATGCGAGTCCCTAACCAGCGATAACGCACACCAGACCAAGCGTATCTTTGATGCATTCAAGGCTGGTGAGTTATGGGCAATTTCGTCAGTGAACATGATTACAACGGGGACAAATTTCCCGTTCGTTGATTTCATCAGTTTAATCTTATCGACGAAGTCGGCCGGAAAGTTGGTGCAAGCGTTGGGCCGCGGTACGCGCAATTCCCCTGGAAAGGAAGATTGCCTTGTAGCCGATCACGGCAAGAACCTTTCGTATCATGGGCCGATCGATCAAATCCGACCGCGCGTACCCGGCGACGGCACGGCAGAAATGCCGCAGAAACTGTGTCCGCAAGATAAGAAAGACGAGAAGGGCAATACAGGTTGTGGCGAGTTAGTGCCAATATCGCGCATGACATGCCATTGTTGCGGCTACATCTTCCCGCCGTCTGAGGAGGTAAAGATAACGGCCAAGACAGACATCACACCCGTCCTCTCCACCGCCGCACCAGTTTGGCATGCTGTAACTGGCCGACACTTCCGCGAGCACCCGCCTAAGCCAGGTAAACCGCCGTCTGTTAAGGTGACATACATGCTCGGCCTGCACGCGCAGAACGAATGGATCTGCTGCCAGCACGACGGTTACGCCAAGGCCAAGGCTGACAGGTGGTGGAAATTGCACGGAGGCGCATTGCCGTTCCCTCGCACGGTAGCAGAGTTTCTCGACCGCGCGGACGAACTAAAGACGACGGCAGAAATCCAGATGCGGCCGAACGGAAAATATCAGGACATCGTAGGGCATAGGGCTGGTGAGGAAATGGCTGCGAACGACAACCAACGGCCCGCCGACAGGACTATGGCCGACAACGACAACTGGAAGCCACTGCATGCGGCGGGCGATAATTGGGATACCGATATTCCATTTTGAGGAGGGGCAATGAATCTAGTGGAGCGCTTGCGCTATGAAGGCTTTGGCGGCAACGAGCTTGCGCACGAAGCCGCCGATGAGATTGCTAGGTTGGAGTTTAATGGTACTTGGCATCCGATAGAAACCGCTGCCCTCAATGGCCTGAAAGTCACTAGTAATACGCTGTTGCTTAGCCACTGCGAAAAGAAATGGGTGCGGTTCGGTAAATGGTACGTGCAGGAAGGCTGCTGGTATTACTCAGGGACTAACGAGCGCAGCCAATGGGCACAGGTGCGCGGTGACGCGCCAACCCACTGGATGCCAATGCCAAAGGCTCCAACCACCACGAAAGATACACCATGAGCAGTTCACATATTATCGTCGTCGCACGTAACACAAAGACCGGCGCTATTGAGCTACCGCTTGATGAGTTGACGCTGTACGGAACTGGCGGCGAAGAGGACGTTTTACAAACGTGCCGCAAGAAATACGGGGAGGAGTGGACGTTGTCGCTTTATGCGCCGATTGGCGACTTCTACACCGGAAGCAAAACATAACTGCACGCAAGTGCAGTAGTGCGGCCACTGGCCGAGGTAAAGCGCTCCCCCTGGAGCAATATACTATGAAGCAATCCAGACGCGCTTCGTTGGCCGAATCTCTGGCCAACATCGCAATCGGCTATTGCGTAGCAATAGCTGCGCAAGTCGTCATCTTTCCATTGTTTGGCATTCACATTTCAGCGGGCGACCATCTTCTGGTTGGCGCAATGTTTACCGCCGTGTCGTTGGTGCGGAGCTATGCGCTGCGGCGGTTGTTTGAGGCTTTGCGGGTGAGCGGGGTGCTGTCGTGACCGACCTACCGCAAGGACCGTTCGGCTGCATACTCGCGGACCCGCCGTGGTCGTTCAATACGTGGTCTGGCAAGACCGGAACGCCGCACAGGACGGCTAACGATCATTACATCACGACGGCAACGACAGCGCTGTGCGACATTCCAGTAGCGAATGTTGCAGCGCCAGATTGCGCGCTGTTTATGTGGGTGGTCGACAGTCATCTGGATCAAGCACTCGATTTGGGCAAGGCGTGGGGCTTCCAATATAAGACGCGGGCCTTCACATGGCGCAAGCTTACAAAGAACGGCCTAGCCAAGATTGGCATGGGATATTGGACTCGCAAGCAGACCGAAATGTGCTTGCTGTTCACGCGCGGGAAGGTGAAGCGCAAAGACAAGGGCGTCCGAGAAATTATTGATGCTCAACGCCGTGAGCATTCGCGCAAACCGGACGAGCAGTACGATCGTATTCAGCGTCTCGTTGACGGTCCTTACCTTGAACTGTTCGCGCGCCAAGCGTGGCCCGGCTGGCAGGCATGGGGCAATCAGGTCGGTAAGTTCGATGCAGTAAACGACAATTTTACGCCCGATATGTTCGCTGCTTCCACGCAAGTGGATGCCGCATGACAACAGACCTCATCGGCACATGCGCCATCTGCAAACGCCGGCACGCCAACATCGGATGGGCTGCATCCGAGCGCCATCCTGTAAAATGGGAGTGCGAGGAATGCCTCGGTCTGCCCATAGCTAACGTAAAGAGGTTTCACCACATGGCACGCAAGGATTTGGACAGGTTCGAACAACAGGCGTTGGAGGAGGGCGGAAACGCTGGCGGGGCGTTTTTGGACAGCGTCGGTAAGACCGACCTTGCCGCGCTAGATGACCACGAATGGCGCGAGTTTCTGCGGCGCGTTCTGTTTGGGTATGCGGATGGGATGCGAGAGATTGTGTCGAAGGAGGTGCCTTTCTGATGAACGTTGAACTGCATAACGGCGATTGCTTGGACATCCTGCCGACGCTTGCGCCAGGCAGCGTGGATTTGATCCTGTGCGATCTGCCGTATGGGACGACGCAGAACAAATGGGACAGCGTGATTCCACTTGATGCGTTGTGGACGCAATACGAACGCGTATGCACAGGCGCGATTGTCCTGACCGCAAGCCAGCCTTTTACAAGCGCAATGGTAATGAGTAGGCCCGATTGGTTTCGCTATGCGTGGGTATGGGAGAAGTCAGCCGCCACCGGTCACCTAAACGCCAAGCGCATGCCGATGAAGTTGCACGAAGATGTTCTGGTGTTTTCAAAGAAGCCAGCGCCATACAATCCGCAGGGGCTGGTTCCATTTAACAAGGTGACTAGGCGCGGTAGTAACGGGACGAATTTTGGCGCATCAGGCCAGGAGAATTTTCAGGAATTCACAAACTACCCCCGCTCTATACTTCGCTTCCCTGGGGACCCCAAGCCAGTCCACCCCACCCAAAAGCCCGTCGCGCTGATGGAATACCTAATCCGCACCTACACCAACGAAGGCGATCTCGTTCTCGACAACTGCATGGGCTCTGGCACTACAGGAGTCGCTGCCGTAAACACCAGCCGCCGCTTTATCGGTATCGAGCGCGACCCCGAGTACTTCAAGATTTGCCAAAAGCGCATTGGCGAAGCTGTGCCAGCGCCCACTCCGGCCAACGACAACGCGCCGCCATCTGCAGACTTGTTCGGAGAAGCCGCATGACTCCATTTGAACTCGCTAACTTTTACATCTCGCATGGCCTGAAGGTGTTTCCTTGTCGCTCACGCGCAGAAGAAACTATTGACCAATACACCGGAGAAGTGACGACTCTCGGCGAGAAGACACCTCTTCTTTCCAACGGCTTCAAAGGTGCCACGCGCTTCCAACATATCGTAAAACGCTGGTTCACCGACTGGCCTGATGCAGCCGTTGGCTTGCCTACTGGCAAGGATGCCGGGTTTTTTGTCCTCGACATCGACAATAAACCAGGCGGAGCGAACGGCTTTGAATGGCTCGCCGAAATGGAAGCGGAGCATGGCCCGCTGCCAGAGACAGCGCGCGTCATGTCGCCTAATGGCGGGATGCACGTCTATTTCAAATACGTGGAAGGCACGCGCAACCGCGGAAATCTTGGCGCGGGCGTGGATTTGCGTTCAGAAGGTGGGTATGTCTGCGCCGCAGGCAGCGTTATGTCGGACGGGCGCGCCTACAAGTGGACGGTGGATGCTGATGGTATTCCGCCGATCGCGGATGCGCCCGCATGGCTACTCGACCTCGTCGTCCGCAAGCAGGCGCCAGCCTCCACCTACACGCCTACCGGCCAAGTAACCAACAGCGCCTACGTTAACGCTGCGGTTGATCGCGAGCTGGCGGACCTAGCCGGCGCGCCTATGGGCAGCCGCAATAATTCTCTGAACGATGCCTCGTTCGCGCTAGGCACGTTCGTCGGCGCGGGCGCGCTGCCTGAATCAGAAGCCCGCGCCTTGCTACAGGATGTTGCGCGCGGCTGGGGCAGGGATTGGGCTCGGTGCACCAAGACGATCGAGAACGGGCTTGCGGCCGGACAGCGCAGCCCGCGGGAAATCCCATCGGCCGAGCACGACAACGACAACACGCGCTTGGTAGACATTACCAAGATGATAGAGAGCGGGCTGAGGAAGGCGAAGGAGCGCCAACCGCCAGCCAGCGAGAAACCGGACATGAAACCGGCAAAATCCATTGCGTCCTACAGTCAAGCGTCAGAAAAACCTACACAATCTTCGGACACAGAACCGGCCAACAAAACGACACCCACTTCCACCCACCCGGCTTCTCAGGACGACAAGCCCGCCATCCTCGCCACCGCATTCAAGTGGCAAGACCCGCGCAAGCTGCCACGGCGCGAGTTCGCGTTCGGCACCCATTATATCCGCAAGTACGTGTCGGTGACGGTAGCCCCAGGCGGGCTGGGGAAGACTGCCAATAGCATCGTGGAATCACTGGCGATGGTGTCTGGCAAACCGCTTGTCGGTACCAAGCCAGCCGAAAGGTTGCGCTGTTGGTTTTTCAATTCGGAAGACCCCCGCGACGAGCTGGACCGACGCATCATGGCGGCGTGCATCCGCTATAAGCTCACGCAAGACGATGTCACTGGACTGTTTCTCGATACTGGTCGCGAGCAGGAACTTGTCATCGCGGTTGAGGACAAGAAAACTGGCGTGCGCATCGTGCAGCCGATTGTCGAGGCTGTCGTCGAGCAAATCCAGAAGCACAAAATCGACGTCATGATCGTTGACCCGTTCGTATCGACGCATCAGGTCAACGAGAACGACAACGGTGCGATCGACAAGGTTGCGAAGCTGTGGGCGCAAATCGCGGACCACACCAACTGCGCCATTGATATCGTCCACCACCTGCGCAAGCTGGCGGACAGGGAAGCCACCGTGGAAGACGCTCGCGGCGCGGTGTCGCTCATTGGCGCCGCTCGCTCGGTGCGGATTCTCAACCGGATGTCCATGACGCAGGCCGAGGAAGCCAACATATCAGTAAATGATAGGTTTGGGTATTTCAGCATCAACCACGGCAAGGCCAACCTTGCGCCGATGTCGCATAAGCTAGACTGGCGCCACCTGGAGGGCGTCCCGCTGGGCAACGGGCGCGGACTAACCAAGCCACAGGACTTCGCCCCTGTGGTGGTGGAGTGGCAGTGGCCGTCACCGGAAGCCGCTACGGAGGCCGTGCCAGAGGACGCTCTGGTGGCCATCAAGAAGCGCATCGGTGGTGGCGACTACCGCTACGACGAGCAGGCCAAACAATGGGCCGGCCTTATCGTCGCGGACGTGCTGAACATGGACTTGGACAACAAGGGCGATAAGCGACGGGTGAAAGTCATGCTGCGGAAGTGGGAATCTGACGGGCATTTCACCACCGAAATGCGCCCGGACGAGAACTCCAAGAAGCGCAAGTGTATGGTGCCGGTGTGGGGTGAGGCGGCTTAAATTGTTGGAACAGAGAAGGAAACAGCATGAACCAAAAGTCATTGGCAGACGAACTCCGGGACGAAGAAGAGTTGTCGAGACGCCGATTTGTACATGCAACGCGGCCGAAGGGACCGATGTCTGCAGATGAGGCGCAAAGGCTGCACGAGCGTATGGCTGGCGGCATGACATCACCTAAAAGCCAACTCTATAGGTGTAAGTATCTAAACTATCTCGGGTATGTCGTTTATAGATATTGCTTCGACGAAACGAAATGCACGCTTGAAGAGGGCGTTAGAGCGCACAAGCAAGCCGTGTTTGTCGATGAGGTATCGGCCATGGATTATTGTAGGTACCGAAACCGTATGGTCGACGAGAATGGGACAGACGAGCTGCCAACCATGTAACCTCAACCCGCCTACACGGCGGGTTTTTCTTTACACCAGCCTTAGATTAGCCATCTCGCCCCGCAGACGGCGCACAGCGTCTTGGACACCGGGCCTATCCATAGCCACTAATATGCGTTCGATTGTCAGTTCTGGGTTCTGGTCGTGACCTGGCTCAATATGCTCCGACAGGATGGACTCTATCTCCCGCATTGCCGTGGTTACGCGCTCGACGTCGTTCATGACTGCCTCCTAACCAATGGACCGCCGTGAACCACCGAACCGATCCCGGCGGTGGCGTGGAGGATGGGACCGCGGCCCTCGGCTGCCATCAAGACGGCTTCGATCGCAGCCTGTACGTCTTCGTCTTTCTGGCGTGATTTTGGGAGCGCCAGCAGATAAGCGCGGGCGTCCGCGAGTGTGCGGATGGGCCGGCCTTTCGGAGGTGTGATTGTCTTTACGAGGGTGGCAGACCAACGCATGAACGCAACTCCAACGGCGGATTCAAGCGCGTTGGGTGGGGTTGGTTCCCGGATCGGAATGTGGCTGAATAAAGTCTCCACCACTTTTAAGGTGGTGGCGGATGGTGGAGAAATATACCCCGCGAACCACCTACATCACCGTCTCCACCGCCACCTCATTTCTATATGAGGGGCGACGTGGTGGCGGTGGTGATTGTAGAGGGTGGTAGAAAGAACATTTGTGGTGGCGGAAATAACCAACACAATTCAGCCGCAATAGACTTTGCGTTTCGTCTTAGCCGTCCTCATGCCCGAGGGCGGCGTTTTGCTATCAGCGTCGGCCAGCCCGCAACTATTTTCTGACACCTAGCGCACCACCTGCCTACTTAATGGCAACAACCGCACATTTCCGTGCTGGCTTTTCCCCTTCACCACCAAATTTAGATGCATGGCACGCTGGCGAACCAAAACAACGACGCTGAAGAATGGCACGAAGGTGACGAAGGCTGTTGAGGGGCCGCCGAAAGAGTGGCGCATCCAATCTGCTGCGGTACGCGCCTTGCGCGCTATGCCTGAGTTCGGACGCAGGTTCACGCTCGCAGCTGACATGGCCTCTGGGCGCCGAGGTTGGCAGACAGCCACGATCGCCAAGGCCACCGGCCTTGTGAAGGGTGAAGCCGACTTGCGCCTGTACATGGAAGGCGGGCGTCTCGGCCTGATCGAGTACAAGGCCGCTAAGGGCCGTTTGTCGCCGGAGCAAAAGGACAGGGCGGCTTTGCTAGCGCGTCTGGGGTTTGGATACCAAGCAATCGTCAAGGCCACCAGCGAGGCCGCCAGCGCCGAGCAAACGCTAGCCATCGTTAAAGGTTGGTTGGCGGCGAATGATAATCAAAAATTGGAGGGGTGAATGAAACGAGTAAAGCGCATTACGTCGAAGAATTATCACGGCGACGTCGAGGTCACGGTTCGCGTAAGCAACACATACGCCTTGACCAAGGATGAGGTTGACCGCGCCATCACTGACCTTGCGGACAGTTCAATGAACGCAATCAACGGCCTGCGTTATTTCAATACGCCTCTGTCTAAGATTCAGGTGACGTGATGGACTACCTCCGCCCCAATGCATGGGCTGGCTACTGCATCTCTGGAAACCCCGCCCCGTTCATAAACCAATACTCAATCCGAGCAACGAGGCGCGAGGTGCAGCAGCACCTAGGCGGGGCGCATGCGGAGTACGACCAAACTCCCGCACAGGGTTGGAAGAAGGCATATCGGATCGGATGGCGTTGCGTGAAGGTTCGAATTGAGCCGTTGGGGGAATTGCCGCAGTGACCAACCGCAAGCCACCCAACCCCGCAAACGACAACCACCGCACACCCACAGAGCACCGCGCCACTGTTGCCTCGCAATCCACCGTCCAGCCGCAAGGCGTCATTCGTCGGTACACAGAATCCGTATGGCCGCAGGGTGAGCGGCTGTACGAGGCAGTACGGTATGACCTCATCCACGGCTTGAACGATTGGCAGCGATTGAACGACACGCCGATATTGTGCGTGAGCAACGACAACTGGACGGACGACCCTGACGAGCCACGGGAGCGCATATCGTTCGACAACATCATGGACCACGACAGCGCGGACAGGACGGTAGCGCTGCACGCTAAGGGTAAGCCATGGCATCCGGGCGAGGAACGGTTCAGCCGGCCAAGACGGAATGACCGCAAGAAAGCGGCACCCGGCCCGGCGACATACCGAACCACCGCGGAGAACGGCCGGACTTTCACGCTCTACCAGATCGAGGCTAATGCCGAAGACGAGGTAAACAGGCAGATTGATTGCAAGATCATTCGCCAGCGATTGGGCGCCCTGTGTAATCGCTTGCTGGACGAGGCCAGTTCCGACAGCACCACCGAGGACATCGCGGCGCTTATTAAGCAACCGCCCGCCAGCACCGAGCAATACATCGATGCAGCCATTGAAAAGTGGATTTTGGTGGGTCGGTAACTAATTGACATAACTACACAAACGTTTGCGCCCGAAACTAGGGAGGCATACTCCCTGACGGGCTACGTCACGTCGGCATGTATTTATCGGGCCTTGGGCCATTTGGCCGTTCAGCACGATTCGCCCGTCCTTCAATTCATAAGGCTGCCATCGTGCTCACACCCCGCAAGCCCGCAGAAATAATCGCCGCGGAGTTGTGGGACCATGATGATCCCGACGACGCGGCAGCAGATATCGTTGAGGCGCTAGAGGCGGACGGCTGGCGTTTGGTGTACGTGCCGGATGTAGATTTAGAAGATCAGTTAGCGGCTTAGTTGGTATGGGGCGGCACGTTGGTGCGCTGCTCTATTTTATATAAAGCACCAACATTATTCGGAGATAGAACCCGATGACTGACGTTAAACAGACTGTTGACACCCTACTGGAAAAGGCCGCAAAGGCTTCAGATTCCGCAGATGCTCTTAGGTTTTCGCAGGCGGCTTGCAATGCCGCAAATACGAAGCACGCACTGGCTGAATTGCAGGTTCCGAAAGAATAACACGCCCATCGCCTCTGCGCTTTAGCGTACGCGGTGGTCCTCATTCCCCGCCATAGCGATACGTCGTCTTGGCATGCCGCGGCCTTAGTGCTGCGGTTTAACAGTAGGATGCCGCAGCCCGGTAACGGTGTCTGTTCTGGTCTGGCTATAGTGGGTAAGCCAGCGCGCATACGGTTACGGTGGCCCCCAGTTGGCCGTAACCCATCCTGCTCTATTTATCTATATGACCGACCAGCGCTCTGCCCAAGCCACCGACTACAGACGACTCTACAAGACGGCGCGTTGGCTAAGGACCAGAGATACCCAGCTATCACAGCAGCCACTATGTGAGCGGTGTTTAGCAATGGGCGTGGTCGAGGTGGCCACGGTGGTGCACCACGCAGGTGGTGGTCATAAGGGCGACGTCACCAAGTTCTGGTCTGGTCCGTTCGAGTCTCTATGCAAGCCTCACCACGATAGTGAAGGACAGCGAGAGGACTTAGGCCAGGCCATTGTGTCGTTCGATGCTGATGGTTGGCCTGTCTGATGTGCGAGACGTGCAAGAAGGTTCGTAAGGCGGCATTCGCAGTCATTCGGACTGTCGTTCGATCTGTCGAGCGGACACCAAGCGAAAAGACTAGCAATATCAATGATGAAGGCGGGGGTATGGCGAAAGTCTCAGACCTTCACCTCTAAGGACCGGCGGCCCCCAGTTTTACACACGTCCACCATTCAAAATATGAGGCTATTCCGTGGCTCGGCCGCGAATTCCACGCGCTAAAGCCGCGGTAGAGGCTCGCGACAAAAAGAACCCGCAGCGATTCAAAAACCGCAAAGAGCCGACGTCGCCTGACGACCTTGGTGACCCTCCAGACTGGATGGGTGGCGAGCAGCGCCTAGCGTGGCGCACTTTCCAAAAAGAAATTCCATGGCTCAACGGTTCGCACCGCGGACTTGTGGAAATTGCAACGATCATTAGAGCGCGGCTTACGGCCGGCGAAGAAGTCGGAATCCAGGCGCTCAATCTTTTGCGGCAATGCCTTGGCTCGATGGGCGCGACGCCGTCCGACGCAAGCAAGGTGAGCCTGTCAGACGATGACGAGGAAGACGACGACCTCCTCGACTAAGGCGCTGGACAGAGTTTCGGCATATGCGCAGGCAGTATTAGATGGAGCTATTGTCTCTGGCCCACACGTACGAAATGCTTGCCGTCGTCATTTCAACGATCTGGCCCGTGCTTCCGAGCGTGGAATATATTGGGATGACGCTGCAGCAGATCGTGTCTTTCGGTTCTTCGAAGAGAAGCTAAAGCTTAGCGAGGGCCAGTTTGAGAATGCTCCGTTTGTCCTGCAGCCGATGCAGGAGTTTATTCTAGGCTCTTTGTTTGGATGGAAGAGGGCCAACGGCACAAGGCGGTTTAGAAGAGCCTACATCGAGGCTGGTAAGGGTTGCGGCAAGTCACCGCTTGTAGGCGGCATTGGGCTGTACGGTCTAACGGCAGACGGCGAGGCCGGCGCTCAGATTTACAGCGCCGCGGCGACAAAAGACCAGGCCGGTATTCTGTTTCGCGACGCCTGCAAGATGGTGCGGCAGTCGCCAGAGCTTGATAAGCGTTTGAAGTTTAGCGGCGGGTTTGCGCGAGAATTCAACATCGCGCACCATAAGTCGCAATCGTTCTTCCGACCGATGTCTCGCGAGGCCGGTAAGACTGGTTCAGGTTTGCGACCTCACTTTGCTCTCTGCGATGAGGTGCACGAGCACCCCGGACCAGAGATTATGCGAATGCTTGAGGCGGGGTTTAAATTCCGTCGTCAGCCGCTTCTAGTGATGATTACCAACTCTGGCAGCGATCGGCTGTCGGTATGTTGGAAAGAGCATGAGATGGCCTGCGCGGTTGCCGCGGGCACTCAGACGCCAGACGAGGTTTACGAGTACGTCGGCGAAACCTGGGAAGGTTCTGACGAATATTTCTCCTATGTCTGTGCGCTCGATAAGGACGATGACCCGCTAGAGGATCCGACGTGCTGGATTAAAACTAATCCGCTGTTGGGTGTTACGGTCACAAAGGAATACATCGCGTCGCAGGTTGCGTTCGCGAAGAACTTTCCGAGTGACGCACCAGGTGTTCGGCGACTTTACTTCTGCGTATGGACTGACGCTCATACGGCGTGGATGCCGCGCAAGACCGTCGAATCCGTGATGACGGATTTTGATCTTGAGCAGCACAACGGCAAGCCTGTGTTCTTGGGGATAGATCTTTCCTCCCACAAGGACATGACCGCGGTGGCGTATGTCGCGCCGACTGGGTTTAAGGAAATAGACCGGCCAGATGGGTCGAAGTTTCTGGCCCCTACATTTGATGCTTGGGTTGAGCCGTTTACGCCGGCCGACACGCTGAGACAGCGCGCCGCAGAAGATAAGGCACCTTACCTGCAGTGGGTGGATGAGGGATATCTAAGCGCGATCCCGGGTGAGCGCATTCGCTACGACTATGTCGCGTATGACGTTGGCCGCGCCGCGAAGCGTTTCGATATCAAAGCCGTTGCGTTCGATCACTACGGGTTTGCTGAGTTCAAGGAAGAGTGCGGCAAGATTGGGCTAGACCTTGTCTACCGCAACCACCCGCAGGGCGGCATCCGACGCAATAAACCTGGCGAAGAATTGATTGAGCAGGCGAAGGCAGAAGGAGCGCCTGAGCCCGGCGGTTTGTGGATGCCTGGATCAATCAGGGAATTAGAGTCCCTGATTATAGACGGTAGAATTCGACTCCGTAGCAATCCTGTTCTTATGACAGCGTTGATGGCTGCGACGTTCAGCAAGCCCGACCCGCTCGGCAATAAGTATCTTGTTAAAGACAAGTCGCATCGGCGCATTGACGCAGCAATCGCTCTTTGCATGGCCGTTGGCGCCGCAGTTGATGGCGCAGCCACACCAGCAAAATCCATTTTCGATAGAGAAGAGCTTTGGGAATCTGATGTGGCCGTTCAAGCCTAAAGATACGGCAGGCAGGCAGGAGCCCAACTTCAGCAACCAGTCGCCCGAGAACCCGTCGACAAATCTGTCTGATCCGGCGTCGTGGCTGGTTGATTTGTTTGGCGGTGGACCGACGTATGCAGGTCCTGCCGTCAGCGAGCGCAGTGCAATTCGATCGACGACGGTGTTCCGTTGTGTGTCGTTGATTGCGGGCATGGTTGCCAGCCTTCCGCTTTGCGTGTTTGAGCGCACCAAGGATGGCCGCAGAGAGGCCACAGAGCAGCGGCTGTATCCCATACTGCACGATGCCCCCAACGATCTTATGGGATCGTTCACATGGCGCGAGTTGATTATCGGTGACTTGCTGCTTGGTGGCAACCACTACTCGATCATTGAGCGTGACAACGCCAACCGCATTGTTGGGTTGATGCCTGTTCTGCGTCAGGCTGTGACTCCGTATCGCAAGGACGGTCTGACTCGATACCTAATCGCGGTTGATGGTGGCCAGATTGACTTGGCACAGAGCGAGGTTGTCCACGTCCCTGGCCTTGGTTTTGACGGCTTGCGTGGTCTTTCGCCTATTGGTGTTGTTGGCCGGCAGAGCATTGGGCTGGATCTTGCGTTCGCTGAGTACATTGGCCGGATGCACGCCAATGGTGCGAAGCCGAGCGGCGTTTTGGAAATTCCTCCTGGCATCTCGCCGGATAATTTCAAAAGGCTAAAGGCTCAATTCCTAGATGAGCACGGCGGGCTGTCGAACGCCGGGAAAACCATCTTTGTAGACAAGGACACGAAGTGGACGCAGGTCTCTCTGTCGCCTGAAGACGCTCAGACGTTAGAGAGCAGGCGCTTCCAGGTTACGGATATCTGTCGTTTGTTCGGCGTTCCGCCGCACATGGTTGGCGAGTCCGATAAGTCAACATCATGGGGCAGTGGCATTGAGCAACTGTCGCTTGGGTTTCTTCGGTTCACCATCGAGCCATGGTTGAAGCGAACGGAAGATGAGTTTCAGCGAAAACTGTTCAACGGCTCACGGTTTTATGCCGAGTTCGATCGTGATGCGCTGTTGACGATGGACTCCAAGGCGAGCGCGGAAATGTTCGCCAGCGGCATCCAGAATGGTTGGCTTAAGCCGGCCGAGGTTAGGCATTTGAAGAACCTTCCTGCAGCAGAAGGCGCAGATCAACTCTTCATCAATTCAACAATGCAGCCAATCGCCAACGCCGGGAAGAAGCCGCCCGTGCCTGGGAATGACAACGGCGGCGCTGCGCCAGCCGCAGCAGATTAAGGACTATAAAATGCAAATCAACAAGCAGGACGCACAGGCCAATTGGCGCTCGCGGTTTAATAACCGCACTGTGCGTGATGCAGCAGCACCGAAGTTGGAAGTTAAAGCCGCTGCTGATGGTTCGGCCGAGATTCTGCTTTATGACGAGATTGGCTACTGGGGCGTAACTGCGAAAGACTTCGCTGGAGTGCTCGCCGGTATCACCGCTCCATCTATCACCGTGCGCATCAACAGCCCCGGCGGAGACGTCTTTGACGGACTCGCCATGTACAATTCACTTAAGTCGCACCCAGCAACTATCAACACCGTTGTAGATGGTCTCGCGGCGTCGGCTGCTTCATTCATTATGTTGGCTGGTGACACCGTCACCATGGCTGAAAACTCCCTCGTTATGATCCACAAAGCGTGGGCGATGGGCATCGGCAATGCTGACGATATGACGGCGCTCGCTGGCGTGCTTGATAAAATCGACGGCCAGATCGCCAGCATGTATGCCGCGAAGAACGGCAAGACCGTTGACGAGAATCTTGCGGCTATGACTGCCGAAACGTGGATGACGTCTGCGGAAGCTAAGGATTTTGGCTTAGTTGACACCGTGATCGGTGAAAAAGAGTCCGCCGACGAACCGACCGGCGAAGACGCGCCTGCAACTAGCAATCGCGTGACACAGATGCGGTTGCGCTTGGCGCTTTCCGCGGTCGAGTAACAAGCCCCAACACCCACCACAAGACACCACCACAAGAAATTGCGCGCGGCAATTCCGCTTCGCGCTGTTCCCGGTTGCGTTGTGCAACCTTTACCACGGAGGGCCATATGGCCGTTAAAGACTTGCGGGAGCAGCGCGCTAAGCTCGTTGCCGATGCGCGCGCTATGTTTGATACCATCAAGACCGATACTCCTGCCGCTGAGGCCGCGGAGATCGAAGCCAAGTTCGACGCCGCGATGGCGGAGGCCGACGTAATCAAGGCCCGCATCGACCGCGAAGAGCGTCTTGAGGCGTCGGAAAAGCATCTTTCGGAACGTCAGAGTATTACGGCGCGTGTTCGTAATATCTCTGTCGACGAAGTCTCTGAGAATGAAGTTGCTGAAACTAAGGCGTTTCGCAGTTACCTGCGCAATGGCATGGGCGGCCTGAGTGCCGAGGAGCGCGAGATTGCACTGCCGCGGTTCCAGAACGCGCAGTCGACTGGCTCGAATACCGGCGGCGGTTACACCGTCCCGCAGGGTTTCTACAACGAGCTTGAGGACGCCGAGAAGGCTTACGGCGGCATGCTTGATCCTGGCGTATCGTTTATCTTCGATACCGACTCTGGCAACGCGCTGCCGATTCCGACCGACAATGACACCAGCAACTCTGGCGCCATCCTTTCGGAAAACACGCAGGTTAGCGGCCAGGACGTCACGTTCGGCTCCGTTACGCTGGGTGCATACACCTACACCTCCAAGATTGTGTTGGTGTCGAACCAGTTGCTGCAGGACTCGGCGTTCAACCTAGACCAGTTCCTTGCGAAGAAGCTTGGTACTCGTATTGCCCGCGCGATCAACACCCACTTCACGGTTGGTGATGGTTCGAGCAAGCCGACCGGCGTTGTGACCGCGTCGACCTTGGGTGCGACTGGCGCGGCTGGCGAAGTCGCCGGCATCATCTTCGATGATCTGATCGAACTTGAGCACTCCGTTGATCCGGCATATCGCAAGAACGCGCGGTATATGTTCGCTGACGGCACCTTGAAGATCATCAAGAAGTTGAAGGACAGTCAGGGTCGTTATCTGTGGCAGCCCGGCCTTACCGTCAACAAGGAGCCGGACACCATCAACGGCTACGTGTACACGGTAAACCAGGATATGCCCGCCGTTGCGGCGTCCGCGAAGTCCATCCTGTTTGGTGACTTCTCGGATTACTACATCCGCCGCGTCACCGGCGCGCAGGTGCTTCGTCTGACCGAGCGTTACGCCGACTACAACCAGACAGGCTTCGTCGCCTTCCAGCGTTGGGACGGTAACCTTGTCGACGCCGGCACGCACCCGGTTAAATACTTCGCGCACCCGGCTTCGTAAGGCTGGTCGTGAAGGTCGTTACACTATCGTCGTGGGCGGGTCGTAATTTCGACATTGCCCACGGCAGCTTAGTCGATATGCCTGACGAGGTGGCCCTCGTCAGGATCGACGCCGGCATTGTGCGCGAAGCGACAGCCGAAGAAGTATCAACACTTGAATTGAAACCATTTCCAGGTGTCGTCGCAACTGGTGTTGCCGCGAATTCTGGCGTTTTAGCCAGTTCAGCGGAAGCGGGACGGCCCACAGAGCGGACCACGCTACATCTTCCGAAGAAAGGGAAGCGACGATGAGAGACCAATCCAACGACCTGAATTTCAAGCAGTTGTTTGCGCCGAAGGCGGCGGTAACGGATAATACTGCGCAGGTATCGAGCATTATCGACATGCTTGGATACAACTCCTGCACGATGGTTCTTAACACCGGCACCTTGTCGGACACTGATGCAACATTTGCAGTGACTCTTGAACATGGCGATGCGTCCGATTTGTCGGATACCGCTGTTCCGTCTGCCACCGACTTGATCGGCAGTGCGGCTCTGGCGAGTTTTGATTTTGCCGCTGACAACGCCTGCCGCAAGGTTGGTTACATCGGCAGCAAGCGTTATGTCCGCGTTACGGTTACTCCGTCCAACAACACCGGAAACCTTTTCCTTGCTGGTGTTGCGGTGCTTGGCAATCCGAAGGTCGCGCCGCAGCCTGGCATTCCGGCTTAATTTGTAGGGCGGCGGACTGATGTATTATGATCGCCAGTACGACTGGGATAGAAGCGCGGCTGTTTCGCGCTACTATCGCACGATCGCACCGTCCGCCGCACCAATTACTCTTGCGCAGGCAAGAGCACATCTTCGCGTAGATTATACGGACGAAGATGATTTTATCTCGATGCTGATCGACGTTGCGACGCAACTGTTTGACGGCACCGGGAAACATCGCGACGGTGTTCTTGGCTGCGCGATGATGACCCAAACATGGGTCTTGGAAACGTCGCATTGGGTTGTTCCGTTTCGTCACAAGTTACCGCGGCTGGCTTCGGATTATAGGATCTGGATTGACCACGGCCCGGTGCAATCGATTGGTAGCATAAAGGTCTACACTAAGAACGTTTTGGTTGATTGGCCGTCTGACCAGTGGCGCGTTGGTCATGAAGACACGCGGTCGTTTATTACCGCAGCACCTGATGGCAACTGGCCTGCGTTTGATTTTCGCGAGGATGCCTTCCAAGTCACGTACACGGCTGGATATGGCGATAACGCTACCGACGTTCCAGCCCCGTTGCGTGCAGCAATGCTGCTCATGATTGGGCACCTTTATGAAAACCGCCAGTCGGTTGTTGTAGACGCCTCGCGCGTGCAGGCGCTTGAAGTTCCGCAGGGTGTTGCGGCCCTGATCGCACCATACAAAGTGAATAAATTCTAGGAGATACCATGACTGATTTGGCTGTTACCGCGGCGAATGTTGTTGCCGGTGCGGATGTCGCGCGCGTTTTTGGGCAGGCCGGCGAGGCTATCACCGCTGGCCAAGTCGTGTACTTGGATGGGACCGCTAAGAAATGGAAGCTTGCGGACTCTAACTCGTCAACAGTTGGCGCGAACAAGGCCGGCGGCATTGCGCTGAATAGCGCGGCGTTGAACCAGCCTATTGCGGTGGCTACCAGCGGGGATGTTACGATCGGCGCAACACTCACGGCTGGCTCGGCATATTACTTGTCTGAAACTCCCGGCGGCATTCAGCCGGTGGCTGATCTTACTACGGGCGAGAACGTCTGCCTGCTTGGTATCGCAACGTCCACGACGGTACTGGCTGTAGCCATTCAGGCTCCGGGCGTGGTGCTGTAGTGGGATGCGGTTTGCGCTCCTAAATAGGCGTGCGCGCTTTCAGTCCATAGTAGATACCCCTGATGGGGCCGGTGGTTCCGTCAGGGATTGGGCTGATTATGTAACGGTGTGGGCGTGTCTTGTGCCAGATAGGGCGCGCGAGAAAATCCAGCAGGGGCGCATTGCGGATGAGCAATCCGGCGTTCTGAAGGTTCGCAGTAGCACGGCAACACGCCTAATTGACTCGGCGTACCGTGTCGTTATTGGCGGCATCACCTACAATATTAAGTCTCACAGCAACCCCGACCAGCGCAACGATATGCTGGAGTTTCTTATCGAGGTTGATGGGACCGTGCCGGTTTAACTACTTGTCGGACGTCTTCTTGAAGCGCTGCAAAATGTAGTTCTCTGGCATAGTTGTGCTTCTTGCCAATATCAGTTTTGCGGCAGCATCGAAGCAAGACAGACGCTGTGCACCGTCCTTAATGCTTGCGCACGTAAGAACGTCCTCGTCCGTCGAGGCATGTGCTGTACCAAGGCACGCAATCAATAAAGCCGAAGCTAGGAAAATCTTATTCATATGAAAACAATCCGTATGATTAAGGATTACTCCTATCGTGCCACTCCTCGCGTATTCTTGCAATACATCGGTGGCTGCACCTATGAACGGGTACCAGAGGCCGCCGTCCGCGCCATTGTCGGCGCAGGCGCTGGCGAAGTCGTTGATCCAGTTGAACCAATCGAGGTTAACGCAGCAGTCGAGAAGAGCCTCATTGAACGGTTAATGGGCAAATGATCGATCCATCATTTCCGCTCCAAACTGCGATTTTTGGTGCTCTGTCTACTGCTGGCGCGCTTCCGACAAGTGTCGGCGGTCGCGTCTATGATAACCCACCACAGAACGCATTAACACCATATGTCTCGCTCGGTGACTGCCAAGTGCTCCCTGATAAGTCAGGCTGCATTGACGGTGCAGAGTGTTATCCGATCATCGATGTGTGGTCGACTTATAATGGCTACAAAGAAGCTAAAGAAATCGCTGCTGCGATCGTCGCGAAGTTGGACGACAAACCAGAAAACTTGAGTGTGTCTGGTTTCGATGTAGTCGTTTTTGAGATTGAGCAATACCAGCCGCTCCGTGACCCGGACGGCATCACGCGCCGGGTATCGCTGACATTTAAGGCGCTTCTTTCACCCGCCTAGCCGGGATTTCACAACTAACCACCAGCGCGATAGCGCACTCTGCCGCCGTGAATAACGGCTTGCTGTTCTATGAAAGGAACATCGTACTATGGCACAGCCGACCGTTTTACCCGGCACGAAACTCCTCATTCTTGTAGGCGACGGTGCGTCGCCGGAAGTGTTTGCGGAGCCTTGCGGACTAACGACTAAGTCGTTTGATCTTACCGCGTCGACTAACACTACCATTCTGCCAGATTGCGCCGACCCAGAAGCGCCGGCATGGGAGGCAAAGGACGTCAATTCCCTGTCGGCTACAGTTAGCGGCACTGGTGTCATGGCTGTTGAATCGTTTTCCACGTGGAACGATTGGTTCATGAACGCTGTAGCGAAGAATGCTCAGATCAAACTGGATAATGCCACGCTTGGTCACTACGCGGGCACATGGATTTTGAGCTCATTCAAGCTTGGTGGTCAGCGCGGCCAGAAGGTTACCGTTGATATCACTCTGGTGAATGACGGTGCCGTGACGTGGGTTGACGCGACCTAATGCCGTACAACCCGTCAGTCGCAAAGTTTAGATCTGACATGAAAACCATGGTCGCGCAGACCAGGGATAATTTTCATGAGGTCATTCTTAAGCAGGCTGACGAGTTGATAGAGAATATGCGCGATGTGTGCCCAAAGGATACGGGCACACTTGCCGCATCCATTCGCAAAAAAGACATCTCTATTATTACACCCGGCTCCATGACAGTCTCCGTCCTAGTTATTGCTGGTGGGAAGACGACAACAAAGCGAACGCTGGCAGGACATACCTACGATTATGCGGTTGCTACTGAGTTCGGAACTAAGAAAGAAACGCCAGAGCCGTTCTTTTTCAACACAGCTCGTAGGTATGAGCAGGGCAGTTCTGAGCAATATAAAGAAACGTTGGAAGAGACGATAAAAGAAAACAACGAGATCAGACAAATCAGGGCTGACAACGAAAATAACCAAACTTCCGTAAACCATCGCGGCGCTGTTGTTTCTTCCAAAATCAAGAATGCAAAACTATGAGTGCTGACGGTTCGATAGAACTTGTATGGGCTGACGAAACGCGGCGCTTTCGCATTGGCATCGGCGAATTCCGATCCCTTCAAGAAAGCGTAAATTCTAGGCGCGTCTTAATCGGGGCACAGCCAGTTGGTCCTGGTGGCCTACTGGATCTTTTACGAACCAAAAATGCGTGGCCGGATGACGTTCGTGATGTACTTAAGGCCGGCCTAATTGGCGGCGGTCTGGAGTTTCAAGAGGCAAATAAACTTCTAGTGCGTCATTTCGACGGAAGGCCACTTCTTGAGCATTCCAAGACGGCGTTTCCTGTGCTTCTCGCCGCCCTAGTCGGCGTTCCAGATGATGAGCCATCAAAAAAAAAGACGAAGATGAAGTCGGGGAAGACGGGCCAATCCAATTCTCTGTCGTCTACGGAAACGGTGCAGCAATAGGCTTCACGCCAGAGCAAGTAGACAAGTGCTCATTCTGGCAAATGCGCGCATGTATCGCTGGATATAATAAGGCGAACAATGCGGAAGAGGAGGTAAAGCCTCCTAGCAATTCCGAATTCGACGACATGGTCGCGAGGCTAACTTAGTGTCAAACGATCTCGTGGTTCAGCTTGGAGCGAAGCTGGACCAATTCTCTCGCGACATGGACCAGGCCGGTGATATTGCTGACCAGGCGGTTAGCAATATTGAGGACAAGTTCGCGAATCTGAATCCGACAATCGGCGGCTTTGCCTCTTTGGGTATTGCCGCCGCAAGTGTTACTGGGGCCGTTACAACTCTGCTGACGGCGCTCGCGCACGTCAATAGTGAACTTGCAGACCTTCAGCGCAATTCTGAATTCGTCGGTGTTACGACCGATCGCTTCCAGCGCATTCAGTTCGCCGCTGGTCAAGGTGGTGTGTCGTCGAGTGACACCGTTACTGACCTTCGTAAGGTTGCCTCTCTACTGGCAGATGCTAAGCAGAACGAAAACTCGCTGACGCGCCTGCTTGACGAGAACAACATCAAGTACAAGGACCGTAACGGACAGGTAATCACACTAAACCAACTTTTGGATATCGCTGGCGGACTGCTGAATAAATTCAGTTCGATGCCAGAGAAGACCAAGGCTGCGCAGATGCTTGGTCTTTCCCAAGGCTGGGTTGAGGCGCTGCGGAATGGCAGCAAGACGTTTGAAGACATCGCTTCCGGCGCAGACGATGCTGGCGCGGTCATCGACCGTGAGACTGTAGCCAAGGCCGCTGAGTTCGACCGAGCGTGGAAGGCGTCTACTGCACAGTTGGGCGCTCAATTTAAGTCAGTCACAGCCGATATCGCGATTTGGCTGGACGACCTGATTGACAAGGCCGGTAAGCTACTTGAGGAAACATTAAGGGCGCAGGGCGTTCAGGCCGGTAGCGGGCAAGAAAAATTCGACGCTTATGCAGATGCACTCGATATCCTCAGAAAGGATATGCAGGGCGCTGCACAAGATGCAGATCAAGTTGCGCGCGTTATTGAGCGCATGAAGAATTCAGGGAAGGGCGACCCTGAGATCATTGCTGGTCTTGAGTTGATTCGTGCCAAGGCAGTTCTGACTGCGCAGCAGCTTCAAGCAGTCGCCGATGAACAATCGAAGATCAATTTTCCGAACGGCGTACCTACGCCAAAATCTCGTCCAGCGTCGGCGAATAACGACGACCCCAATGCTGGAAAACTTCCAAGTCGCCTAAAAGGAACTAGGGACGCATATGATCGCGCGTCGGAATCCATCGGTAAGCATACGGCGCGAATGGAGGCCGACGCTGAGTCGGTAGGCAAGGGAGCCGCTGCGCAGGAAGAGTTGCGCGCGCAGTCACAATTGTTCACTGCTGCGCAGTTGGCCGGAATTCCAATTACGCAAAAGGTGAAGGACCAGATCCAAGACCTAGCGCAGGATGCGGGAGATGCCGCAGAAGCACTAGCTAGAGCAAAAGTCGCCTCAGATACTGATTTTGGATTGAAGTCTGCTTTCCTCACTCCACAAGATTTAGCGATCGCTCAGCAGCTTAAAGGCATTTACGGAAACGATATTCCGACTGCGCTTGCAAGCACGGAAGCAGCCGGACTTCGTGCCGCGGCTACGTTACGCCAGCTCGGGACGCTTGGTCAGGATGTAAACAGAAGCTTTCTGGTCGACTTCACCACGCAGATCCGCAACGGCGCGTCTGCCATGGATGCGCTCAAGACCGCCGGCGTAAATGCGCTCGGGAAGATCGCCGATAAACTTGTCTCGATGGCCGCGGACAATCTGTGGGCGTCCGCGTTTGGTGGCAGTAGCGGATTGGGCGGATTCTTCGGCACATTGTTTAGCGGCGGTGCTAGTAGCGGACTGAGCGCGCCACAGAGTATCCTACCGCCAATCTATGGAGATGGGACTGACAATCATCCAGGAGGGCTTGCCATTGTTGGCGATAAAGGCCCGGAGCTAGTCAACCTTCCACGTGGATCGCAAGTCATACCTAATGACGTGCTGCGAAACGGTGGTATGGGCGGCGGTGTCTCAGTCTCAGTTGGCGGCAGCACCGTAGTCGTCCAAGGCGATGCGAGCGAGAAAACGTTATCGCTTATCAGTCAGGCGCTAAAGGCGCATGACGCCTCGTTGCCGCCAAAGGTTGTCTCCGCCGTACTCGACGCGAAGAAAAGGCGGGTACTGGCATGAGCATTACATATCCGATCGATCTGCTCGCCACGCTCCCCGGCTGGACCACTGTCTTTGAGCCGCTTTTCAGGCAGGAGCAGTCGCGCGTTGCTGGCGGCAAGACCTACGTCAAAGACCTTGGCGACCCGCTGTGGACGCTGACTGCACAGTCGCGCCAGCTAAGTCCTAATGAATTGGACTACTGGCGTGCGCGTCTCGATGCGATGGAGAACGGACTACAAACGTTCTACGGCTGGCAGATGTCGCGATACTACCCGATTAAGTATCCGCGCGGGACGTGGCCGACTGGTTCTTCTTTCAACGGCACCGCCACGCTTCTGAGCGTTGGCACCGACCGCAAGTCAATTTCCATTAGCGATCTGCCGGCCGGTTATGTCGTGTCTGTTGGTGACATGGTGCAAGTCGGGACTGACCTACATCGCGTGATGGAGGACTCTACCGCAAGCGGTGCCGGCGAAACATCGGAGTTTGAGGTTCGCCCACACATCTGGCCCGGTGTTGCTGCTGGCGGCAGTCCAGCCACAACGGTGATCGTTAAGCGCCCGGCCTGTGTTATGGCGATCGTGCCGGGCTCTATCCAGAGCCAAGCAGACCCTCAGACCGGCTGGGGCGCCGTGTCGTTTCAGGCGATTGAGGCGCGTTAAGCGCAGGGCCTGACAGTAGCGCGTAAGCGCAATTTTCCAATTACCCATTAAGGATGCGCCGCATTGTTACGCCAAGCGGCGTAACAACTATGCGCGCTATCTCCTCCGAAAACTTCGCAGCATTACAGGACCGTCGCTTAGTCGCGCGGGACTTTCTGTGGTTTATCGTTCGTGACCGCACCACTGGCGAGTCTGTTACGGACGGATATTGGTCTGGCGCTGGCTTTATCACCACTCAGATTATTGACCCGGCTACAGGTGGCATTGCCACGCGCTCATTCAACGGCGCTGGCCAGCTTATCCAGATTTCGGACATTCCGCTCGTTTCGAATGTCACTGTCCAGAACGTAACGATCAAACTCAATCAGGTCGCAGATCACGTCAACGATCTAATCCGCAGCTACGATTGCAAGCAGGGCCAGGTTCAAATCTGGCGCGGACTGTTCGATCCGAACAGTAGGCAGTTGGTTTCACCAGCTCCGCCACGGTTCTTTGGGTTTATCGACCAGATCGAGATTCTGACGCCATCCGAGAACTCAGAAGGTGGTGTGACGCTAACCTGCACTTCGCACACGCAGGAAATGACGCGGTACAATCCCGATACTCGCTCCGGCGCCTCGCAACGGTTACGCGCCGCAAACGACAATTTCTATCAGGATACCGCGACAATCGGAACGGCTCAGTTCTTCTGGGGCAGGGCGAATGGCGTTGTGCCAGCAAGCACCTATAAGAAGTTCGGATGATTCGTCGCGGCCGACTATCTGACGCGCCGCGCGCAGTTGAACTGCTACGTGATAGCCGAACAGGTGCCGGCTTCCACAAGCCGGATGGCGTGTCTGGCTTCGTGTTTCCGTTCGATGCTGAATACGCCGAGCGAATGTTCCTGCGATATTTGGCTGGTGATCGTCTGCTTTGCTTGGTGCTTGACGTTGACGGTGTAGCGCAAGGCTTGCTGCTTGCGCACGCATACGAGCATGAGTTTGGGCCGGTGTGGCTGGCTCAAGAGCGCGTGTGGTGGATAGACCCCGCGCATAGGGGCAGCGCCGCAATCAAGATGCTCGACGCATATGACGATTGGTGGCGCGGAGAAGGCTGCTCGTTCGGTGGAATGGGCGGCATGGGCGAAGACCCCGCGGTTCGCAAACTCTATGAGCGGCGCGGATATCGCGTAGCAGAGACGCACTTTTTGAAGGCCGCCTAAGCGTCCTAGCGCAGGCCAAGGCCAGCACACCCCAAAAGTTAAGGACTGCCCCAAGCGTGGTTATTTTTACCGCCATTGCAGCCGCTATTGCGTCAGTTGCCACGTTTGTTGGCGCGCTCGGCGCTATCGGCACATTCGCGCTGCAGATGGCTGCCGGTATCGGTGTCAGCTACCTTGCCAAGGCGCTTGCAGGCAAGAAGCCGTCTGGGGCGCCACAAGGCCCGCACGGTGTTCAAGGCACACTGTCGACCGGTGGTGACGTTGCGCGCTCGTTTATAGTTGGCAAGGGCGCGACTGCCGGCTCGCTCGTTTACGCCAATACATGGGGCAATGACGGCAGCACGCCAAACGCTTACTTCACGCAGGTTATCGCGCTTAGCGATTTGCCGATCGCCGGACTGAATGAAGTCTGGGTGAACGGACAGAAGGTGACGCTTGGTTATACTGCGGATGCCGATAAGGGCTTTCCCGTCACAGAGTACCTGAAGGACGGCAAGGACCATCTTTGGGTTAAGTTCTACGACGGCACACAGACTGTCGCGGACCCGTTCCTAACAAGCAAGGTTAGCAGTGCAGAACGCCCCTACGAATCCACGCGTGTAGGCACTGGCGTTGCATACGCAATCTGCACGTCGCTTGTTGAAGACACGCTATTTACTGGCTTCCCGACCTATCTGTTCGGCGTTTCCGGCGTCAAGTTTTACGACCCCTCTAAGGACGACACTGCTGGCGGCTCTGGCGACCAGCGCTATTCCGATTCTTCTACATGGGGCGGTGACGGCGACGATTACCCGGCTGTGCAGATTTACAATCTTCTGCGCGGCCTACAGTATCAGAACAAGTGGTTCTACGGGCTGCAAAGCCTCGCGGCAGCGCGTCTGCCTGCCGCCAACTGGATTGCACAGATCAATAAGTGCCGCGCCGGCATAGATGCCGGCGGCGCCACGACTGAGCCGACGTACCGATCAGGCGGGCAGATTGAACTGTCATCGCAGCTTGCCGACACCGTCGAAAGCCTTCTGACGACGTGCCAAGGCAAGCTTGCCGAGGTAGGCGGCTTCTACAAGGTGTTCCTTGGGGCGCCGGATAGCCCGGTCTTCTCGTTCACCGACGCGGATATTCTTTCGACCGAGGAACAGAGCTTCACGCCGTTCTTTGGCCTGTCGGATACCATCAACGGCGTAACGGCCAAATACCCGGATCCAGAGCAGGGCTGGCAGACGACTGCCGCGCCTCCGCTGTTCCGCACCGACCTTGAGGTTGAGGCTGGCAACCGGCGCCTGTTAACGGACGTCTCGTTGGACTTCGTGCCGTACTCGGCACAGGCCCAACGCCTGATGAAGTCTGCGCTAGATGCAGCGCAGCGTGCGCGCAGGCACACGATAGCGTTCCCGCCGATGTTTTGGTACGTCGAGCCGGGTGACGTTGGCGAGTGGACCAGCGAGCGCAACGGCTACGACGCCAAGCTGTTTGAAGTAAACGGCGCGGTTGATAAGGCCAACCTGGACATCACGCTCGACCTGACGGAAGTCGATCCATCTGACTACGACTGGGACCACGATACTGATTTCCAGTCTAGCGTTCCAGGCGCTACTGTTTCTGCGCCGCCAGTTCCACAGGGCGTTGTCGATTGGGCGGTTGAGGGCGTTGTCCTCAAGGACGCCGCCGGTAACGACAGGCGCCCAGCAATCCGCATGACGTGGGATGGCGACATGCCCGGCGTTGTTGGTGTGCAGTATGAGGTGCGGCTTAAGTCCGACTCGTCTGACGTCACACGCGGGCGGACAGACCAGCTTTCCGCCGCAGCCATTATCGTCACGCAGTCCTTGCTGCCAAACACGCAGTATCAGGCGCGCGGGCAGTACTTGCCTTCTGTACCGCGCGACATGCTGTGGTCGGATTGGCTGGACGTAACGACGCCTGACATTCGCCTGTCTGGCTTGGATTTTGACGCTGACGCGCTGTCAGCCTTGGTGTCTGGTGAGTTTCAGGTAGGCGACGACAAGGTTAGGGCGCTTGTAAATCTAGTGTCTGGGACGGTGCTACAAGCACTTGCCAAGGCCGCGCTCGATAAGAAAACGCTTCGGACAGAACTAAATGCACAGAACGGTCGGTTGTCGTCATCAATCAGCAGTGTTCAGACCGTTGCAGCGAGCAATACCGAAGCTATTGCTTCGCTAGATACGACAGTATCTGCGTCGATCGATGGATTAACGGCAAGCGTAAACGAGAACGCGACAGCAGTAGCCGACATCAACGGCAATCTCGCAGCGTCGTGGGGCTTGGAAGTCGACTCCGATGGCGCGATCGCCAGTCTGATCGCGCTCGCGGGCAGCGGCACGTCCGCACTTAAATTCCTCGCAGACGTGATTCAGTTCGCCATCCCAGGAACTACGGGCGGTGATGCTGTCACCATATTCCAGATCGCAAACGTCAACGGCGTTCCGAAGATAGCATTGAAGGCTGACGTTCTAGCCGATGGCACTATCACTGCGCAGCACCTCGTCAGTGGGGACGTGAGCGCGCTGTTCGCCAGCTTCGGCACGATGGAAGCCGGAGTTATCCAAAGCGCTGATGGCAAGTACATCAACGACCTGACCAACGGCGTCGAGACGTGGAGCGACTGACGTGGCCAAGCGCATTGCATTCGGGGATGTTTTTCAGGACGGCTCATTCTTCGGTGGTCGCGTGTCGGCACCGGGTGTCGACGTAATTACCGAGCCGTTCGGGTCTGACGATATCCCGTTCGATACGCGCTACACGATGCTCGGAACCGTCGTTAAGGCAGGACTAGTCAATTGCGGCGCGGGGCCTGTTCCATTCGATGATCTCGGGTACGAGCCGATTGCAGCCATCTTTCCATACTTCACCAACCGCCTTGGCAACTACAACATTCGTTCATTTGGCTCGCCTGTTGCTCATCTCTGGATCCCCGCTGTTGCCATCATCAATTCGGACTCAATAGAAATCGTGCCGTTTCAGTTAGGACAATTCTACAACTCTCAGTCATTTTACGATCCCGCCGGACAGCCGTTTCAGTTCTACATCTTCAATACAGATGGTGTTGTGATCTAATGGTCGCTCGCGCGCTCTTTGGAAACCTCGGTGACGGGACTTTTGGCTTTCGGTGCTCTCGCCCCGGTTACGATGTAAACACGGCCACAAAGGGTGAGTTGCTTTACGACACTTCCGGCATTGTTTTCCAGAAGGTGTTGAGCGGTGAGACGATCATCTCGCAGAATAGAAGCACAGGAAACTACAATGTCGACGGCCCACCACTTCCGTCAGAATACTCATCGTATTCGAACCTGCACATGTGGGCAAATCTGTATTTCAAGGGGATTCAAGTCGGGTCGAGCGGCGCTGGAATTTTCGTGCCAGACTCCGATTTAACCTTGGACGAAGACGGTATCAGCGTCACGGACTTCAAATATGGAGTCGATAGCGGCGTAGTAAAATTCGAAACCGTTAACTGTCCGCCGACGAACTGGAATGTGGATTATCACTATTTTGTTTGCTCATCTTGGGCAGTGTTCAACGCCTTGATGAGTTAGCGCCATGACAGTTCGTGTCCTGCGCGGAAAACGGTCAGACGGTACGCTTGGGTTTGATATTTCCAAGCCTGGGTTCGACGTGCGTACCGCTGACAAGATGCACATGGCATTTTCGTCCGATCTTAAAAATCCTCGCGTTGTTGTGGCGGGCCAAGCAACTATCAACCCGACGAACGGCGTCAGGTCGAAAGACTTTAATATCCCCGGCGGGCAGGCGACAGTTCTGACGATCCCGTTCGGTCAAACGTTAGCCGTCAGGCCGGTGGTGGTCGCGGTTGGGAAGTGCGCGAGTTGGAGCATCCCGCTTCCTCTCGGCAACCGGACCATCCTTTCTGGCCTAGCTGGCAATTACATCTCACCCATCTATGAAAATTTCATCACGCCGGGCGACCTGACTTACGGAACCAATGTCAACCATAACCTTGGAGACGCCAACAGTGTCAGCGCGTCTTGGGCCGCGTGCCGGTTTTACTACACTGTCGCATACGACAGTTTCACGATCACATTCAACGGGTCAGTTGCAATGACGGTTAAATATCTAGTCTTGCGGTATCCATAATGTACGTACTCCACAAAGACGATGGATCAATTACTGGCGTGGTGATGGGCGACAAAAACTACGGCGCGGATTTGACGCGCGTTGGGCATCAGTGGATATATCTCGCCGCACAGGATGACAGCCGCGTTTTCAATTTCGATACAATGGCGCACTACGTTGATATCGAAAACAAAACGGCTGGTGTGCCTCATCCCGACTGTCTTTTACCGAAGCAATCAATAGAACTTATTTGCGAAAAAACGATCATCGAAGCAAACGGCGATGACACCGCATTGGTCAGCGGCATCCCATCAGGTTCAAGGGTCGTTATCCAGGCAGACTCCTACAAGCAATTCGACGGACAAGTCGATGACGGTACGGTCGAACTGAGCGCGACAGATCCCGCAACGTACACGGTGACCGTAATTCCCGCAGCACAGTATCTCCCCGCCACCATTCAGGTAACTGCGAAGTGAAGGTATCCCTCGCATCCTCTATGCCTAATCGTATTGCGGACGCCGCGGCGCAAATCAATTCCAACTTCGCCAACATTGCCGCTGCCGAGGCGCATCGCGATCAAGCACACCGACATAAGCGAGAGACAGCGCATCGGGTGATGTCAGGCATTGCATTACCCGAAGACCACCCATTCGCCGTCGAGGCAAGCCTGCGCGGTCTGCCGCCAGAAGAACTTGCGCGCGACGTTCTCGGAAAGCCTGACAATTTCGCAGCGCGCGAACTTAAGCGGCAGAAACTTTTGCTTGCCGCGGCCGCATCTAAGACGCCTGCTGAAATTGACGACGTTTTGGCTGCGCTAAACTAGCAGATAGCTGGCATGCGTTAGACGCACTTCACACCACCACACCTTATCCGCCACGCGCCTCCTTGGCCCGTGAAGACGTGCGTTTGCGCGTGTTGGCCCTTTGGCTATCTCCCCAGGACTATAAATGACCACGCCACTCGACATCACCGACTTTGTTTACAACTCAGGCACGCTCACGATCGCACCCGGTGATACGACTGCAGTGTTCGCAGGCACCAGCCTCTCGGCGAACATTAAGAACGGCGACACGCTTTGCGCCGGCGGCGTTAAGGTGCCGGTCAAAACGGTTACTGACGACACGCACGCCGAGTTGTTTACCGCGTGGGATGGGGCGTCGGTTACTGGCGGCACATACGTTATTCTCAAAGACTCCATGCTGCGCGATAACGCGGTGCAGATTGGGTATGACACAGCGGCGTTCCTTTCATTACTTGACAACACGACGATCTGGTACGTGGTCGAAGGTGCGGCACCTGACCCATCAGTTGGCGAGGACAGCAACCGCGCACTCAAGACCAACGTCACGCCGTGGCAGCAATGGCTAAAGACAGGCGGCCTGTGGGTGTTGCAACCAGGGTCGCCTGGTGGCCCTGGCGCAACTATCTTGGTGCAGGACGCGGAGCCAGACACCAGTCACCCCGATAATTCACTCTGGATCGATAGCGATAGCGCGGACCTTGACGTCTATGCGCTGACGGGCTCGCCGCCTGCGTGGACTGACACAGGGATGAATCTCAAGGGCGCAACAGGTCCAGCGTCGTGGGCTGCGCCCGCGGCGTGGGTCACTGGAACTGCGTACGTTGCAGCGCCGCCCGCGAGCGCTGTTACGCAGGGTGGCGAAACCTATGTCTGTTTGACCGCACATACATCTGGTGCGTTCTCAACGGACCTTGCCGCCGGCAAATGGATCAAGGTTGCGGCGAAAGGTGCGGATGGCACTGGTGTTGGCGATATGGTCAAGGCGACCTATGACCCGACGAACGTTGCCGGTGACGTGTTCAACCAAGACAACATGGTCGACGGTACCACCAACAAAAATTTTACGGCGACGGAAAAGACAAAACTCTCTGGTTTGAACGCTGCTAATTACGCGACGGCTGCCCAAGGCACCAAGGCTGACAGTGCTGTGCAGTCTGTTGTAGGCGGGACAGGAATTACTGTTGACGTTACCGATCCGCACAATCCAATCGTATCGGCTGGCGCGAGTGGCACCTTCGGGCAAGGTATCCTTGCCAAGTCTGGTAGCAATATTGTTCTTTCACCTAAGAACGGAAATCTTCTCACTATCAACGGAACGGCTTACGCAGTTCCAGATTCCGGCGTGTCGCTCGCTGCAACGGGCCTAACGGCGAGCACGCTGTATTATATCTACGTATATATGAATTCCGGTACGATGACGCTGGAGGCGTCAACGACAGCACATGCCACATCGACGGCGACGGGAAATAAAGGTGTCGAGATCAAGTCCGGCGATGATACTAGAACACTCGTCGGTATGGTTCGCCCCATCACAGGGCCAGCTTTTGCCGATACGGTAGCGCAGCGCTTTGTGAGGTCGTGGTTTAATAGAAAGTCTGTTAAGACTGGCGCTGGCTTTAGCACAACCCGAACTTTCACGTCAGCGAGTTTTGCGGAAATAAACTCTGAGATTAAAAACGAAACGTTGCTGTGGGGAGACGAAACGTGGACATTAAATTACATCGGCACTTCCGCAAGATCGTCAGGTACGTTTTTTGTTATTGGAATCGGCGTCGACAGCACCTCAACTCAGAATATTTCGGCAGTGTCTGAGACGGGCGTCAATATTCCTGTAGCTATGGGCTTGTCACAAGATGGACTAGCCGAGGGGTATCATTACGCGACCATACTCGGAAAAACTGATGGTTCATCAACTGTAGCTGTGACGGTAAACGCGATTTCTGCGTTAACGGGCGTCGTTAGGTAATGCAGACGAAATCATAGCATCCCAATGCTCGGCAGCCTTCGCGTTACCGTGACCGATGCGATCATGCGATCCCCAATCGTCACATGCATCGCCCGCCGCTTTCATATCTGGTGTTGGTTCAGTCATCGCATATATTGCTGTCTTAGCGAGTTGATCGAAATCAACTCCCTCTTTCATATCGGCAAATGACTTAGAGAGCGCGTCTGAAACCTTCTTAATCATTTCGCTCATCTTTTTCTCCAACATTCTACATCTCACAACCCTACCGCATTAATCCGACACTATCCAGCCCCGCCAGAGACCGTCTCAGTGCCGTTTGATCCTGCGCCGCAAGACGTCGCTGGCGACCAGTGCGTGATATCTGCAACGTGTACGCGATCAATCGTACCGCAAATCACCCAAGGCTTGTCCCAGAATAGTTCGTGAGGCTCGTAATAGGCATCCAGAATTGCATCGTCCTTCAATTTTATACGGACAGTTTTACCGAATTGCGGTGCGGTTGATGGCGATTCCCATATCTCTGTCACGGCAGCCTCTGCGCTGCCCGGCTGGTGCCGGGTGGTTGATAATCAGCAGCAGAGGTTGCTGACCCCCATTATTCCCGCCGCGCCCGGAGCGACCGGACGTTGCTACTAGCGGTTATTCGTGGGGCCACCCGGCCTAGCGGGTTAACCTCTGCTGCCTCTGTGCGGGTCCGGTTATCACGCCGAATTCCGCAGCGGCTTATTACCACATGAAACCGGGCAGCGTGAAGCCCTAGTGCGGCGCGTTAGCGCCACAAAACCCCACAAAATTTAGGAGATTAACCATGATGTTAGCGTCTTTGCGCGCTCGCCTGTCTGCGCCTTTGGAGTGGACTGCTTCCCAGATCAAGGCTCGCCCGAAAGGCGCGCTGGTTGTTTGGGCTGTTTCGTTGGTCGTTGTCGCGCTGGTGTTCTAGGCGATGCGGCTGAGGTTCATCCCAAATGTATGGGCGGAGGCACAGCGCCTTTGGTCCATCCGCGTTGGCCTTCTCTTTGGTGCCTTGAACGGCGCCATGTTGGGCCTCGTGGCGTTTGCCGGCGTCATCGATCCTTGGTGGTTTCTGATCCTCAACATCGTTGGCTGGATGGTGCTGATTGGCGCGCGCCTGACTAAGCAGCCTGGGGCAGACGCATGACTGCGCCCCGCAAGCCAATAGGCAAGAAGGGCGTAGCCATCAGTGCAGCACTGATGGCGTCAATCATCGCCGCGGTAACTCCAGTCACCACGACGTGGGAAGGCATGGACAGGGTTGCCCGCCGCGACGCGATCGGCACCGGCCACCCTGTGACGTACTGCTACGGCCAGACCGACGAGTTTGGCGACGTCCGCGTAGGCCAGCGCTTCACGAAAGTGGAGTGCGACGAGGCAATCAAGAAGAGCCTGCCGAAATACATCAACGGCGTGGCGTCGTGCGCGACACGTATTTTCCCAGTGAAAGTGTGGGCCGCACTCGTAGACGGCGCCTACAACGCCGGAATCGCTGCGGTGTGTCGTTCGCCAATGATGGTTCGCATGAACGAGGGCGACTACACGGCTGGCTGCAATGAGTTTGCAGGCTGGTACATCCGATCGGACGGACAAGTTCGCAAGGGCTTGATTGCCCGCCGTAGCGGCCTGCATGGCGACCCTCGCACATCGGAACGCTCGCTGTGCCTTGAAGGTGTGGAGGAAGGCAAATGACGCGCTGTCATGCCCGGCACCACACTGGCGCAAGCCCGCCGCTAGAACCTTCCAGTACGGGGAGCAAACCATGTTCCTCGGTCCACTCGGCATCGCTGCGGCGATTGTAGTTTTTATTCTTCTCATAGCAACATGGGGGCCGCGCTAGATGTGGTTTCTTTCTTATCTAGGCGCGAACTTCGCGTTGATTATTGTTGTCGTTCTTCTGGTCACTGCGCTTGGTGCAATCGCTTGGTTCGCGAAGAACTGGAAGGTCGCCGTCGCCGCGACCCTGTTGGTGTGCGCTGGCCTTGGCTATCAGCAGATTGATAAGAATGCTTATCAGCGCCGCGTGAGTGAAGAGGCTGCGGCACAAGTGAAGGTGCTGCAAGGCAGGCTGGATACGCTTACTGAGGTTTCACAGGCCGATGCAGAGCGAGCCTTGGCCGCTAACTCCATCATCACAGAACTTGAAAGGACGGCAAGCATGACACCGCCGAACGACGGGCCGTGTCTGGACGCCAATGCAGCAAGCCGAGTGGGGGATATTAAGTGAATAACAAAGCGTGGCGCGCGTACCGCGCCGTTACAAGCCACCCGCTCGCTGTTAAGGCGGGACAGGTTGCGTGCATTAGCGCGGTAGCTATCGCGCTCGCAGGTTGCCAGCCTTCCTCCAGCCCGTCAGGCAGCCTGCCAACGGTGCCTGCAGACATTCAGGCTTGTTTTAGAGGCGGGCCAGCCAACGTGCCTGCCAAGGCGCTCACGGTTGCGGAGGTCGAATCCCTCTGGAAACAGGACCGCGTAAAGCAGGCCGTCCTCCGGCAGTGCGGCCAGCGTTTCCTCGCGTGGTACGGCGACCTCCAAAAGAGGTGGCGGTGATGGGTATCTTTGAATGGGGCGCGGTTGCTGCGCTGGTGGCGCTTGGTACTGTGGTCTGGAGGCTGGCGTGGAAACTGGCCAGTCAGGACGAGCGCATTAAGGCCGCAGAAACTCTGGCTGCTGGCGCGTCTGGACGGTCAGTGGAAGTGGGCAAGGACCTTGCATCATTCAAGGAACACGTGGCCGCTAACCACCCCAGCAACGACGCACTTAGGGAAATTACCGATGCGATTAGCCATTTGGGTAACCGCATCGATAATCTCATCCTGCACCTAATGCCCAAGCCCTAACTTTCTCCGCTGCCAATTCCGCTTCGCCACCAAATCTATAGGGGTATCGGCGGACTATTTTCTGACACTTCGCGCCGCTGACGCCTACTTACGGGCAATAGCGGTTTAAAGGCCGCCTCGTGCGGCCTTTTTAGTCTGTAAAACTCAATAACTACATGAGGTTAAATGCCTTCATTCCTGATCGCGACCTTCCTTCTGCTTGCGGCTATGGCGCCAGCCTCCGCGCATACCTGCGTCGCCTCGCACTATGGCGTGGGTGACGGCTATGGCGGCAAGCGGACGGCCTCTGGCGAGCGGATGAACCCGCATGCCATGACCGCCGCGCATCGGACATTGCCATTCGGAACGCGCCTGCGGGTGTGCCATCGCGGCTGCGTCACGGTTCGCGTGAACGATCGTGGCCCGTTCGTGCGCGGCCGGTGCCTAGATCTGTCCAACGGCGCAGCGAAGGCGATTGGCTTGGGCGGGACGGGTCGGGTGACGATCGATGATTGATCCTTACACCGCCGTCAACACGATAGGAGCGATAATGATTGTGCTTATTGCCATGTACTTCCTTTTCCCAAAATGGCGGTGAACTGATGCCGACACCGGCTACACCAGACGACGAATTAAGGGCCACTGTCGCCGCGTATAACGCGGCACAGGGCGACCAATCGGCTGCTGCCGATGCGATGGGGCTGGCACGAAGCACGCTACAGAACCGGCTTAAAAGGGCGGCGGAGCGGGGGTTGCTCGGCACGGCGGCTGTGCTGCCGGGATTCAGGATTGCGAAGATTACCAACTCGCCGCATGGCGACACGGTGCAGCAGAAGCCTGATCGCGGCGAGCCGTACAAGCCTATCGACGCTTTGGCCCTCAAGGGCCGCACCTCTTGGAACGATATTCTTCCAGACGGTTCGCGCATTGCCACGCGCGAAGTCGTCATGGAGCGGGCTGACGCCAAGGCGCAGATGGACGCCATGCGCGCTGCTGTCGCTGGCTTCAAGGATGAGATTCCGCGCGTAGATGCGACCGTGCCAGTGCCGCTCTGGACAGCTTCCGACTTGCTTTGCATGTACGCCGTAACGGACGCCCACATGGGTTGTCTTTCTTGGCATGAGGAAACAGGAGACGAGGATTACGATCTCTCTATTTCCGAAAAACTATTAGAGGATTGGTTCTGTGCCGCGATAGATATGGCACCGCGGGCGCAAACCGCCGTACTCGCACAGCTAGGCGATCTTCTCCATCACGATTCGCACGAAAGCGTCACGCCCGCACACCGCAACGTTCTAGATGCGGATTCTCGTTTTCAGAAAATGGTTCGCGTTGCCATTCGGGTGCTTCGAAAAATAATAGCGAGACTTCTGACTAAGCACGAGTTCGTCCACATTGTCATGGCCGACGCCAATCACGACCCCGCCAGCGAGGCATGGCTACGTGAGATGTTTGCCGCGTTCTATGAGAATGAACCTCGCGTAACCGTCGATAACAGCGCGGGCACATATTACGTTTACAAGCATGGTGACGTGTCTCTGTTTTTTCATCACGGGCATCGGCGCGGCGTCAATAACGCCGACTCCGTGTTCGCCGGCCGCTTTCGTGAAATCTACGGCAGCACGAAATTCAGCTATGCGCACCTTGGGCATAAGCATAGCGACGAATTGAAAACAACGAATCTCATGAAGGTTGAGCAACATGAGACTCTGGCCGCTCCAGACGCTTACGCCGCGAACGGTGGGTGGCTGTCCGGGAGGTCTGCGAAAGTCATCGTCTATCATAAAGCGTTCGGCGAGGTTAGCCGCGTGACGCTGACACCTGGCATGGTCGCTGGAGCATCCAGCAGGCCGATTGCAGCAAACGATAATGAAGTACGGAGGGCGGCGTGATGCGGTGTGATGGATGCCAGCATTGGAAAAAGGAATCAGAGAACGAAGAGTGGGAGGCGAAAGAGGCTGGCTTCGGAGAGTGCCTAGCGGTGCGGGAGCGCTGGCGAATCACGGACGAGGTTTCACCAAAACCATATGAGGCAGACAGTGACGAGGATGAAAATAGTTTCGTCGCGATGCGTACTTCAGCGCTTCAGGCAGCCCGAGCCTATGTGCAGGATGGCAGTCAGTATCGAGCCGAATTATTCACCGCACCAGACTTCTTTTGCGCGCTGTTTGATGCCGCCACGCCAGTAGGTGCAGCGTGACCCCGATCAACTTCCCAGAAGCAAACGTAGCGTACCGCCCGCCTCACAACTGGACTAACGAATTCCCTGGTGAAGTGCCGGCAAAGCGAGATGAAGAAACCTGCACCTCCCGCTGGGTGCTTACCAAGGACGAGCTTGGCGCGCTCAATATGGGCGGCTGCATTGAACTGACGGTGGTTGGTGGCCAGCCTGCGGTTAAGTTGGAGGTGGTGTGATGGTTGGAACTATTATTACGGTTATTATCACTGTGGCAGTTTGTGCTGTCGTCGGCCTTTTCATCTTGGCCCACGCGCTTGAAGGCACGCGCATGCGATGACCAACCTCCCACTCACGCCAGAAGTTCTCGCGGCGGCATATGATTACTTGGCCAGCACGGAACCGTTCTGTCGCTGGAACTTGCCTGACAGTGACGATGTAACGTTTCGCGTGACTAAGGCCCGCGACAAGTTTGCGAGGTACGTCTGGGATGGCGGGCACACGATTGAGGTTTCGTCAGTGTCGGTCGGTCACACGGCGACGTTGTTAGAGAAGATGAGCCACGAGCTGGTGCATGTTCATCTTCGCCAGACCGGCATGGAGTCAAAAAGCAGCGACCCGAACGTACACAACATGCCGTTCCGTAAGTTGGCGGCACAAGTCTGCCGTGTTCATGGGTTTGATCCGAAGGCGTTTTATTGAGGGAGACGGGTATGGCAAGCGGATATGTTGATAGCGAGATTGCCGAGTCTGTATGGTCTGTTGTCGCGGCTGAATTGAATGATCGCGGATGCTTCAATGGCATTGATGATGAGACCATGGACGAACTCGACGCTGCGTGCATCAGGCTAGTTCATGCCGCCATGTCCTCCGCTACGCAAGTTGCGGAGGCCGCGTGATGAAATAAATTCGGAGAAGGAACAGGATGATAGATGCGTCGATTTTATACGACATCTCCGACATCCTTCAGCGTAAAGCCGAAGGGCGCAAGGAAATTGCCGCGCGGTCGTTCGAAGAAAAGTTGCTGATGCTCGATGTCATGCGAGATCGCGTGGCGCCTTTAAGGGAAGTTCGCGAACTGCGGCGCATTAAACAAGGTGGAATCCATGTATAGTCCCGGCACTCCCGTCGTCTGCATCAACACCGATAACCTCGGCACGCTCGGCTACGGCGACGAGGTGTATCCGACGCTTGGCGAAACATACACCGTGCGCGATGTTGTCGTGGACCACTTCGGCGCGGAAGGTTTGCTGTTAGATGAGATCCGCAACGATCGCCTGCCTTACCGGGTTGGTGCGCAGATCGTGGACTTTGAGAAGCCGTTTGCGTCGTGGCGGTTCAGGCCGTTGGTGGGTGGCGAGAAGAAGAAAGAGATGGAGGCGGTGTGATGAGGTTCAGGTGGCAGCGCGGTTCACTGGAAGAATCTATGAGTACGTCAGTCGAGTTCGACGGTGGCAAAGAGCTATTTTCCATTGTTAGAAAGACATTCCCATTTGGTGAAATATTCGTCGAAAAATACGGTTGGGACGAACGATGCGGTTGGGATTGTTGGTTGGTTTTAGTTGATGGGAATGCTGTTGGCTTTACGAGCGGTCCGGTTGAAAGGTGGTCGTAATGTCTAGAGGTTCCACAATGACCGAAATCGCCTCACGCATTGCTGACGCCACGCGCAGCAATGAAGATGCAGTAGCTGTACCTGGCTTGGAGGAGAGTGGGGTGGAGGAATCTGCTGGTTACAAGGTTTGGGCCAACCCAATCGGCGGCGGCGCTGGTATCGTTAGCGCCTTACCACCCTCCGAATGGTCGCCAACAGAAGGCAAGCCTGTTGAGGCAAGCACAACGCATGTACTGCCTAACAATCCCTGCATTATGCCGATGCCGCAGGTTAAGCCTACGTGGGGCGCTCGTCCCGCCAACGACAACTACACCACCCTACGCACCATCCTCGACGCCGCGTTTGCCCACGCCGCTACCGGCAAAGGCAAGGAGCGTCACGCGCGGGATCTACCGTTTGATAAGCAGCCCATGATGGAAACTACGCGCCTGGTTGGCCCTGGCTTCCCCTTGGGGCAGGCCATTAAGAAGGCTGGCGAGGCGGCCGGCATGATTGAGCGCGGGCAGTATGATGCGGCGGAAGCGGAGTGCTTGGGAGCGATCAATTATCTGGCGGGGTGCGTGGCGTGGGTGAGGGAGAGGGCGAAAGAAACCAGCAAGAAGATTGCGGAGGCTGCATGATGGAATGGCAACCTATAGATACTGCACCAAAGGACGGGACTGCGATAAAGGTTAAGCGGGTTTATCAAGGTCGCGTCGCGTTTGAGGGATACGCTTCATGGCGCACGGTCAACTTTGGTGAGCTTAGAGACCCGCTAAGCGGCGAGATATTTGCTCAAGCCGAGAATGCAACTGGATGGATGTGTACCGATATTGACAAGAGGTTCCCAGAGCCAACGCATTGGATGCCAGCCTCTACGCAAGTTGAGGCGGGCTAGGTGACGCTTTGCTGGACTCTTATGATTGTATCTGCGGTCGCCATCCTAGTCAGGGTGGGACTAAACTGATCGCGCGAATGCGAGATACCAGGCCAACACCATTTTTGGTGTGCCATGCGAATTATTCTCTTGGTTATCGTTATCGCGATTGCTTCAATTTGGTCGACGCACAGTAAACCGGAACGTCCGCCAGAATATAATGTCCAGTTCTGCCATGTTCCTGCGCAAGGCTGGTTTCTGCCGTGCAGCATGGTCGATCGGTATGAGTGGGTGTGATGTCTAGGTCTAGAAAGAAACTGCCAATCCACGGCATAACGTGCGCGGAGAGCGACAAGCCGTTTAAGCGGATTGAGCACCGCCGCGAAAGGCGCGTGGTACGTTCTCGGATTCTCGATGATGACTTGCCGTCTCCGAAGGAGTTCGGCAATCCGTGGAAGTCTGAGAAGGACGGCAAGGCCTATTGGGCGAGCCGTGATTATAAGACGTTCATGAAATAGAATTCGGGTGCCCCGGCCCAGCAATGGTGTCCGCATCTGGCCAGACTAATGTGCTGAAGGCTGGCTCGCCTAACGCTACCGTGGAGCACACTACGGTAGCCACCCGAAGTTTCTTGCGGTCCCGGCGGGGAATAAGCGCACAGCCAATCAGCGCAGGGGTCCATGGTAAGGCGCTGACGACCGTTTGAGCCATCTTATAGATGGCGAGGTCGAAAGGATCGTAATTCGGTGTGACCTGCGGGGAGCATCGGCCGCAAGACAAAACGGCTCCTATTGCTTCCGCAGTAGGGGCCGTTTCTATTTCCTACCCGCCTCAGCACTTGGCTTATTAAAATCAATTACGTCCGACCAGTTCGCCCGCGTATCAACCCAGCCCACGGCTCCGCATTTCGTACAACGCAGGTGGGCGCTAATGTCCGACCAATCCCAGTCTGGCAGGCCGGCAATTCGCACCACGGAATTGTGCCCGCAGACCTTCTGGCTTTCGCCGGCAATGCAGTAGACAAGAATCGACTTTATCTGAGTTCGCCGATCGATCTTCCCGGTCCAGTAGCGCAGGTATGAGGCTGGCTTCTTGCGCCATGGTTTGCGGGCGTGGGCGGGGTGCATCAAGCTACGTCTTTCTTGCCCCAATTATCGTTGGATGCGACGTGCGCCCATGCCTCGCCGCGCCGGATATGACGAATAGTTCCGTCGGTTACTACGCCCAATTCAGCGGCCAGTTTCCTGCTGGATAGAGGGCTTTCACGGATGGCGCGAACCATATCCTCTGTAAGCTTGGCCTTACCGGCGGCCTCGCCACGAGCCCTATCGCCGCGTCCACGCGACTCCATATCGATCACATTGTCCATCTGCGTCCCGTCAATAAGATGCGCCGGGTTACAGCACGGAGGGTTGTCGCACTTGTGGCGGATGACAGTGCCGTGGAATTCGTCGACGTTCTCAATAGCTCCGTTGGCCAGGCTGTAAGATATTCGGTGGGGTGAGTAGAGCTTGCCAGCCACCTTAAATCTGCCGTGTCCGCTGCTGCCTGCGGCACCTAACCATGGCCAGCAATCGTCTTGTCCGCGGATATCAACTTTAGACCAAAAACGGCTCACGTCTTTTTGCTCTAGGCTTGGAATCGCAACCGCGATCGTCCTCTGGTTGTCGTTTGCGTGCCTCAAAATAGTATCTCCGTGATGGAACATCTAAGGAACAAACTGCACACCGTTTGCACAGATTTGCACACATGTTCGCGCGCTGTTCTGCTCACAGACGCGTGTTGCGCCGTGGGGCGCAAATTAAATGATATAATTATTTCAATAAGATAAATGGTGGGCGCACGGTGGATTGAACACCGGACCTCTCCCGTGTGAAGGGTGTGGCCCATATAAAGAAACCCGCATAAAAAGCGGGTTTCTTGAATTTTTGGAATGTGCTGCACATATTTTGCACAGATTATCTGAGATCATATACGAAGTTTGGAACAGCCTCCAAGTCGCCCAACCCGATGGTGTCGCTGGCAATCCACACGTCGCCTTCGCGTCGAAAATCTCCGGGGCGCGGGTCGTAAAGGAACGACTGGCTTTTGATGCTGATTGGGTCAAAATCTGGCGGTAGCGTTCCGACTTTACGGCCATGGTGCACTACTGCCACTCGCTCTGTCGGCATCTCCGCGCCATACCCCAGGTCTCTCAATATCCGTGCCGCCCCGTACTCACGAACAGCACGAGCATCTAGCCGAACGAACCGACCATCATTCATTCTGAAAGTCACAGTCCCTCGCATCTCGTCGGCGATGTCCTCAAGTCTTTCCATCATCCCCGTTTCCTCTTCCTCGTCCCACTTCCATGCACCCAATCCACCCCCGCATACGTGCCAGTTAGCCCAACGGGGTCTTTCATCCACGGCGCCTCAGCCCACGCCTTAACCGTAGGTAGCGTATCGATCGCCGCAATCAATTCCTTGCGCGGCACGTTGGTATAGTGCCGGCTCATGTCGTCGACGGCATGTCCAAGAATTTGGTCCTTGATGTGCGGGTGTACACCATTGACCACAAGCTGCGTCGATACGGTGTGGCGGGCGGTGTAGGGCGACACGTCGTTAATGCCGCTCCTTGTCCGCGCGCCAGCAATGGCCTTCTTCATTTGGCCGCCGATAGCCTCTCGCACAACGAACGGCGTCCCGTTCCACTGGCGCACCAGCTTGCCACCACGCTTCTTCAGCGCAGTCAAAAGCGGGACCAGCGCCTTGTGCATCGGTATGCCGCGAGGCTCGCCCGTCTTGGACGACTTGATTGTGATCCAGCGGCCCTTAACGTCAACGTCTGCACAATCCAGGCTGAATAGCTCGATAGGACGCATGCCAGTATAGAACAGGATAGTCATCACGATCGCATTAGCGGGCGACATGGCGAGGACGAACTTAGAGGCGTGTTCGTATGCCACGGGCTTATTGCC